TATACTATTAATAATATACCAGACGAATATACAAGCTGGTTTAACTACAAAGGCTTAACTTACATAACAAGTTGACAAACAACTGACGAACATGGTGCCTTACAATTTAAAATAAGGTCAGCTCATACTTAACCGGTATGGGCTTTTCGTGGTAGATAAACTAAATAAATATGAAAAATAGGACACTAAATGAAATAATGAACTCGAAAGAGTATAAACAAGCTGTTGAACTAAGTGCGCGAGAATTAAAAGGTGAAAACTTTTATAAAAATCCTTTTTCTCATGCAGATGTAGATAAAACCGTTGAAACAATAGTAGAAAAGTTAGATGGTCACATGTACGACTTAATATTTCAAGCTGTTTGTGATGAAATGAATGATCACTATGTGTTTGACTCAACAGAATACTTAACTGAAGCAGGCTTAGAACTATTTGAAGATGAATGGTTCGAGTTTTATCATGAAAATCATGGTAAAATAATACATAAACTACTAAAAAACTTAAAATAATGAAGAAATTTAACGGAATGGAGTCACATCTTATAGTAGAAGCGCTCAACTACTACATAATACAAGTAGAAAAAGATATATTAGAAGCAGAAAAAGAAGGTAAAAGATCAATATTTGCACCTGGTTTCTACACTAATGTGTCAAAAGAGTTAATAGATAAAGTAAAGTCTATGACTAAGAAACAAATTACAAACTAAATACGAACACTATAAGATAATACAAATATGATATACGACAGACTTAAACCACATATCAAAGCTAAGATGAAAGAAAATGCTGAAGAGTATAAAACTGTAAACTGGCTACTTGATATACTAAAACAAAAACACAGTTATTCTGACTTAACTATCGACGAAATAAGATCTATATGTACATTTGGCGATGTATGGTATCACGATCTAACTCAAAGAGACATTATATGGGGTGATTGGCTAACTAATAAATAAATAACATGCAAGAATTAAAATATGAAGACGCATTGAAAGCGTTAGGTTGTAAAAATGTTACGACCGATAGACAAAAGAAAAATGGAACAACTATGTTTGAATTACCTACAGGTGACACTGTAGCTGAATTTAAATCAGGTTATATCAGAAAATACTTAATGTCTGAACAGAAAAACTTGAAGTTTCACAGTTGTTATCAGTTAAATCCACAATATAAAACAGTTTTCAAAACAATTACCCACAGTGGTAGAGAGTTTGTAACTGACAGAAACAACAGAATGTTGATATGGAACAGAGCTGAAAGACTAAAAAGACTATTTTTATACACAATTAAAAAAATTAACAATGAGTTATAAGATACCAGTAGAAGGAGATATACTAGAGTCTAGAATGATAGAACTAGTTAAAAACCACTTAGAAATATCAATATCAAATGATATTAGTGATTTTGAAAATGTAGATTGCCACATATACAGTGAAGCAACTGCAGATGGTTATGATGTTTACGTATGTACTAATGATGTAAGAAACCCTAGTATTTGCGAAGATGTGTATTATTACGATAGCGATCTTGCAAATGCATTCATGGAACAAATAAGATATGGTGATAAAACATTTTATATTTGTGAAGGAATATATGATGACTGTTATTTTGAAGACAGTTTGTTAGAAATGTTTTCTGAAAATATTGAAGATATAATAGAAAATGAAGACTTAGATATGACAGAAGAAGAAATTAACTATTTAAAAATTGAACATGGACTTGAAGAAGAAACAGATTAAACCTAAATGGTTTAAAGGTATGATTTATGAAAAAGGAGAAGAAGTAACTAATCCTTTTTCAGGTGAATCTTATGAGTTAACTGGCTTAGAACTAAGCCTTTACGACTTTATAATGGGCAGTCAAATGATTTTTGAATCAGCACCTGCTACAGTTACACCAAAAAGAACTAATGAATTTAATAAAGCATTAAACTGGTTTAGGGTTAATAACCCAGAAGCATACTACGTGTTGTTAGATTAGTAGTAGTTTAGTTTCCACGTTAGCTCGTACTTTCCCTTCGGCGTAAGCCCACAGGTGACGGTACGGGCTTTTCGTGGTATGAATAATATACAAGCAATGAAAGCGTTTATGTTGTTAGGAGATCTATCAACTAAACAAGGCGACGAGCTATCAGATGTAGCCGTCAAATACCAAGAAAGAATAGCTTTTGCTACAATGAGAGCTAGCATACCTGACTGGCAACCACCAAGCAATTGGGATACTTTAAGTAATGAAGAAAAAAATAAAAGACTTAAAAAGTTACAGTCAGTATAATACAAACTAAATACGAACACTAACAGATAATATTAATATGAAAGACGACGCAATAGAAAAATTAGCTCAACTATTGTTTGACAAAATAATGGAAAAGCAAGACCAAGCCGACGAAGAATATCATAATCAAATAACAAATCTAATTAATAACGGATATGTTATAGATGACGTAACTGAAAGGCTAGGTATAAACGAAGAAGAAAAACTAGTTGGTGAATTAGCTAAGATGCAGACTATAATGATGATTCTTGAAGATAAAGAAGAATATGAAAAAGCTGCAATAATACTAAAGAAAATTAAAATAATAAATAGAAAATTAAATGAAGGAAGTGGAAAATATTAAAGCAATGCTTGCTCACAAATACAATGAGGACAAAGCAGATTACCCAGCATTCATTCAACCAAAACTAGATGGTGTACGCTGTCTATTTACTGCCAAAGGCGCGTTCTCTCGTGCTAATAACCAGTTTATGAATGTAGATCACATAACAAAAGATTTAAAGCCTGTATTTAACAGATACCCTACGCTAATTCTTGACGGCGAGCTATACAATCACGGGCTAAAAGATGACTTTGAAAAGATTATATCTCTTGTAAAGAAGAAAAAACCAACAGATGATGACAAAGCAGAAGCTGCAGAACTAGTACAATATCATATATATGATGTAGCTAGCTTTCCTCATGCTACTTACACTTGGCGTATGAATTTTGTAAACTCACTTAAAAATTCAGCTATGTTTAGAACTAGCAGTTGTTTATGTATAAGTGATACTCAAGTAGCTCTAGATTTTGACGATGCACAAAAGCTACATGCTAAAAACCTTAAACTAGGTTACGAAGGCTCTATATACAGATCGTTTGAAGGCAAGTACAAAGGTACTAGATCATGGGATCTTATGAAGTTTAAAGACTTTCACGATGCAGAAGCTCATATCGTTGGCTATGAAATAGGTAAAGGTAAACGTGAAGGTACACTAGGTAAATTTATTATGCAAGATCATGAAGGCGTAGAGTTCGGTTGTCCACCAGGTAAAGGTTATAACTACAAAGATCTAGCTAATATGTTAGAAAATATACATAACTATATTGGTCAATGGGCTACATTTACATACTTCGAGCGTACAAAAGCTGGTAGCTACAGACATCCACATTACAAATGCTTACGTAACTATGAGTGATCCAATAAGTTATATGCCTTGGCTTGTCAAAAAAGATGAGCCATGGGCTAGTACAAACACAGGCTTTTACAAATGTGAAATTTGTGGTAATGATATTACAAAAGAAGATTATGAATTCTGTGACATATGTCCAGATTGTTTAGACGAAGAAATATGAGAAGATTAATATATGACATGTTTTATGCTGATGAGATCAGCGAAGACGTTGCTTACAAACTAATTGATAAGCTAAATAAAATAAGAGACAAAACTAAATATAGTTGGGAAAGATAATACTAGCTCGCACTCACAAGGTGCGGGCATTTGTAGGTATGATAGAAAAATTTATGAAAAAAAGACGATGCTTGTCTCATAAAAGATATGTATCTTATAGAATGCAAGAACTGCAAAACGAAATATTTCAAGAAGCAATGGATACTGGTCTTGTTAATTTAGAAAAAAGAAAACAATTATTAAAATATAAAAACCATTTAAAATTTTTATGAAAAACTCGGACTGGATATTATATTATAGCCAAAAATGGCTAAATGAAGAAATAAATCAAAGAGGTTTAAAAAATGAACATCAATTATACTGGGCTACGCTACACGATAGGGTGACAAATAGGTCTAAGGATATAGAGTAAGGGGCAAATGTCACAAAGAAATTTAAAATATTTAAACAATAATAGAATTATATATCGTAGGTACTCTTCAGATATACCAACATCGAGCCATAGCTGGGGTTGGTACTATGCTGATGGTACTTATGGGTATTATGCTTTATTTAATACTAAAGCAAAGATAACATCTATTAGATCGCTTAAATGGCATTTATTAACTTTGTGGTATTTAAATCCTGACATGGACATAGGTAAATTTAATAAAATGGCTGAAGTTATATGTTATAAGCCAAATGGGTTTATAACATTTGATGTAAGTAGCAAACTATTAGAAAATGTATTAACCGATGTTTATAAACAAGATCTGGACTATCCACCTAAGAACAGGTTACGTAAAATAGTATTTAAAGACTCAAGTGGTTTATCAATTAAAGAAAAATTACAAATAGTAGGAAAAATAATAGGCCAAGCAAAAGGTATAAAACCTGATGACATATATGAAGCTATGCTTTACATACATGAAACAGAGGTAATTACTATACCTAAACTAGCATCGGCTTTAAAATGTACCACAAGAACAATATATAGAAACATGAGCGAAGAACTCAAACAAGAGAAAAAATTATTAAATAAAGAATATGAAAAAGTATAATGTACAAAATTACATAAGGCATAAAGAAGATATAAAATTAGCTATGCCTTCAGATAAGTCTTATTCTTTTTATACTCGTGATGAGCTTATTGTTAAGTTCATGCCGCTTGTAGAAAACATATCTAAAAAGTTTGCTACATCTCAAGAAGCATCCGGAGTTTTATCTATATTAGATATAATACAAGAAGGTTATGTAAATTTAATAAAAGCAATAGATAAAATAGACTGGGAAAAATTAGTAGACTCAGAAGATATTGAACTAAGTTTAAAATCTTTTTTATCAAAACGTGTAAGAGGTGGCATACGTAGAGCTATTGATAAAAATAGAGGTACAATGCGTATACCAGAACACAAAATGGAGCAAATAAGAAAAGATGGTGGTAAAGATAAAAAAATGGTTGCTATGTTTTTTAATAGTATATTTTTAAGTATCGATGCAACACCGGCTAATGAAGATATGGTTTATCAAATACCAGATAAATCAGACCCATACAACGAGCAGTTGTTAAATGCTTATTTAATTAGTTTGTTAAATAAATACTTAACAGAAGATGAATCTTACGTATTATGCAAGAGTTACGGTTTGACTGGTAAAAAATTATCAGCTAAACAAATAGCAGCAGATTTAGGTATAAAAGGTTCTTCTGATTATGTAAGAGTTTCTGAACTAAAAAAACAAGCTGTACAAAAGCTTATTGACACGGTAGATCACTCGCAAGTGCTTGACTACCTGTAAATTAATAAATAAATATGTGATTATAATAGTATGACAATATACCAAAAATTATCCAAAATTCAACAAGAGTTCAAATCGAAGAAAAGTAGATATAACTCTTTCGGCAAGTATTATTTCCGATCTGCCGAAGACATTCTCGAAGCTACAAAACCCTTTTTAAAGGAGCTAGATGTATCAGTTAGGATTAAAGAAGAATTAATTTCTTTCAATCCTCCTGTTATGCAAGTTAGTGCAATACTAACTGATGGCATACTTGAGAAAGGTACAGACAATACAAAGTCAGTTGCAGCTGTAGCTATCGTAGGTGTCGACTTAGATCAGAAAGGTATGCAAATGCCACAAAGATATGGTGCAGCAAGTTCTTATGGTAAGAAGTATGCACTAGGTAATCTGTTCTTGATTGATGATACTCAAGATGCAGATGCTACAAATACACACGGTAAAAAACAAACAATTACTCAAGCAGCCATATCAACAGCTCAATTAATTAAAGCTAAAGAATATGTTAAAAGCGGCGGTAAATTAGATGCAATAAAATCTAAATATAAATTAACAAAAGAACAAGAGCAGGAATTAGCAACGTTATGAAAGACAAAAAAGAAGTACTAGAGAAGCTAAAAGACGACGAACATTACTATGGTGAGTTTGGTAGGAAATTTATATCTAATTCAGATATAAGAACATTAATGACGAACCCATTAGAATTTAAAAAGCCGTCTGAACAGTTTCCTCACTTTCTTATAGGAGGCTATTTTCACACTGCTATTCTTGAGCCAGATAAAATTAAAAATTTCAAGATAGTAGAAGCTAGCTCACGTAATACTAAGGCTTACAAAGAGATAACAGGCGGTGAAGTTTGTTTATTACAACATGAGGTTGACAAAGTTGAAGCGTTAGTTGAAAAAATGATGAACAATAAAGTTTGTCGTGATTTTATACACGCTGAAGGTAATGAGTTTGAAGTTCCTGGTGTCTGTCAATTAGCAGGTAACTGGTGGAAAGGTAAAGCTGATATTGTCAACCACAGTGAAAAGTTAGTTATTGATTTAAAGACAACTGCAGACTTAGAAAAGTTTCATTGGTCAGCTAAAAAATACAACTATGATTCACAAGCTTTTGTATATAAGAACTTGTTTGGCTATGATATGATATTTATAGCTATAGATAAGAATACAGGGCAAATAGGTATTTTTGATTGCTCAGATGAATTTTTATCATCTGGATTTAATAAAGTTGAAAAAGCGTCAGAAATATATGATTTGTTCTACAAAACAGAGGGATTTGACCCTCACAATTATTTTATAAATAAAACCCTATAATATGGCAGGAATAATAAAAGCAAGTATCAATTTAAGTTCAATTGATAAATCAAAAATAATCGAAGGCAAGAAAGGTAAATACCTACCTATTACGATTACGGTAAATGACGAGCCAGACCAGTTTGGAAATCAAGGTCCAGTTATAATTGATCAAAGCAAAGAGGAAAGAGAAGCTAAGACAGCTAAAACTTACTTAGGCAATTGTAAAGTAGTATGGACTAATGGAACGTTTCCAGAGCCTGCTCCAAGAGATAACCAACCCCAACCACAAAACAATAAACCACAAGCGGTAGCTGCTGATCCAGATCTACCATTTTAATTAAATTAAATAAATGCAAGTCGAAGATAAAGAAATAAATGGTTTCTTAATTGAAACTTTTAATCAGCACGGCTTAGAAGTAGGTAAAACGCAGGGGATTTGTCCCCTGTGTTCGTCTTCTAGGAAACCTGAAAATAAGAAAGCTAAATGCTCTTCTTATGACTGGGGTCGTGGTATCGGTACTTGCCATAACTGTGATAAAACTTTTCAACTACATACATTTAAACGTAAAGGCAAAGCCGAGCGTAAGTATGTGATGCCTGAAGTAAAACACAAACCAGTTGAATCTAAAATTGTAGACTGGTTTAAAGAAAGAGGTATATCTAAACAAACCTTAAATGAGGTTGGTGTAGGTGAAGGTAAAGAGTTTATGCCACAGACCGGTAAACCCGAGAATACTATTCAATTTAATTATTATTTAGGTGGTAACTTAACTAATGTTAAATATAGAGATGGACGTAAAAACTTTAAGCTATATAAAGGAGCAGAAAAAGTATTTTACAATATAGATAATACTGTAGGACATGATACATGTATTATAGTTGAAGGCGAAATGGATGTATTAGCTTTACATGAAGCAGGTATTACAAATGCTATATCAGTTCCAAACGGTGCTACATTAAACAGTAATAACTTAGATTACTTAGATAATTGTATTGATTACTTTACAGACAAAGAAAAGATAATCATTGCAGTAGATAATGATCCACCAGGCTTAGCCTTGCAGTCAGAGCTTGTAAGACGTCTTGGTGCTGAGGTTTGTTATCTAGCATCATTTGATGACTGTAAAGATGCAAATGAATATCTAATTAAATATAATGCGTCAGAGCTTAAGTCTAAGGTGTTAGATGCAAGACCTGTGCCATTGGAAAACGTTACAACATTTAAAGACATTGAAGATGAAGTTACAGACTTTGTTCGTAATGGTTTTAAACGTGGCTTTCAAATTGGTTTACCTAATTTTGATAACATCTTTTCTACGTATACTAAACAGTTCATAACTGTAACAGGTATACCTAGTTCAGGTAAGTCAGACTTTGTAGATCAAATGGTTGTAGGTTATAATAGAGAGTATAAATGGAAGACAGCTTTTGCATCTCCTGAAAATGCTCCTACGTTCTTACACGCACACAAGCTTATGCGTAAAGTATGGGGTGATATGCCTAACAAAGGCCATATTGGTGGAGACAAATGGAATCAAGTAGCTAACCATGTTAATGATAACTTTTTCTTTATTGATATGGAGCGTTATACTTTAGAGTCTGTGTTACGTAAAGGTGCTGAGCTAGTTAAACGTAAAGGTATTAAATGTCTAGTTATAGATCCATTTAATAAGGTTAGAGACATTGATTGTAAGACAGAGGACATTAATCGTTACACAATGGAGTATCTAACTAAGATCGAAACGTTTGCTAAAAAGTATGATGTGTTAGTATTTATAGTTGCACATCCAACTAAAATGTATAAAACACAAGACGGTAAGATCGAAGAGCCAACAATGTATAATATAAAAGGTGGTGGTGAATGGTATGATGCTAGTTACCACGGCTTGTTAGTCCATAGAGACTACGAAAATAAAACAACAAAAGTTAAGGTATTGAAATGTAAGTTTCAAAACTTAGGTGAGAACGGAGCTGAAGCCCATTTTACTTGGGAACCAAAGTCTGGCTGCTTTGTCCCACACGAGATGCCTGACTTAGATGAGAAAATGCCTTGGGACTAAAGAAGTTTACGTTTGACGAAGTTAAATGGACTAAAGAAGATAAAGAAGCATATAGATGGTGTGTTAATCATGGGATTAAAATAGGAGCAATAGCTGCTACACCAGGCTTTGATGTTGGATCTTGGAAAATACGAATCGTTGCAAACAATAAAGAAATGATTAGCCCAGGAGATTACAATAGAGCAGAGATATATCCTAAAATATTTGAGTTATATCGGCACTATTACAATTTAAATACGAAACCAAATGGATAATATAAATATGAAAAAGACAACGTTAATATTAGTAGTAATGTTTTCATTACTATCTTTCACATCAGATCATGTAAGAGTTAACCCTACTCAGTATGATATGAGATTAGAATTTATTCAAACTAGATCAAGAATGCTTGAAGACATGTTTGAAGAACAATATGAAGAAGGCACGTTAGATAGTGATTATGCTTTCTTCTATATGCAAATGGTTAGAAGCTTAGATAGCTGCGCTAATGATTTAAAACAATTTAAGGTTTTATTTAAATGAGACAACTAACATTTAATAATGCTAGCGAAGCCTTTGATTTTTACTACGGCACAATACCCTATGAAGGTATAGACTTTGCAGGTACTAAAGCTATGTTTAATCAAGGCTTCATTATTGAAAGGCCATGGGAACGAATGATTGCTAATGAAAAGCGCGAGTTCAACATGGAATATGCCGAAGCCGAATGGCAATGGTATTTATCAGGTGATAGATCAACAGCTAAACTCGGTGAAATATACGGTAAGATACCTCAGATATGGCAGCGAATGTCTGATGGCAACGGTAATGTTAATTCTAATTATGGTTGGCAATGGGAAAGAGGTTGGCAACTAGATAAAGTTATAGCACAATTAAAAGATAATCCTGACACTAGGCAAGCGTCAATATCTATATATGATGGTAAAGAAATATCTAAATATAAATATGATACGCCTTGTACTTATGCTGTGCAATTTACAGTTGTGAAAGAAAAATTAAATATGTGTGTTGTAATGCGATCTAATGACTTATGGTATGGCTTTTGCAATGATCAATACTGTTTCAGTAAACTGCAAGAGTTAGTATCAGAAAGAACAGAATACGATATGGGTACATACTATCATTTTGCGCATAACCTACATATTTATAATGATAAATTACCTGAACAAAACCCGCTAACATCAAGAGCTAGAACATATGGATAAAATTAATTATTATTTATACCATATACCGGGTAAAAAAATAGGTGTTACACGTGATCTTATATCTAGAGTTGTTGACCAGCAAGGTTATGACTTAGACGAAATAGAAGTTCTAGAGCAAAGTACAGATATAGATTATATATCTGACCGCGAGTTAGAACTTCAACAGTCTTACGGCTATAGGGTTGACAGACAAAAATATAAAGATCTATATATTAATAAAATAAAATCTAATACAATGCACATAAACGCGACAGAGCAGACTTCTACGTTCCCTTGTCCTGAGTCTAAATTAAAAGGTAGACTAATGGATAATATGGGTAAAACGTGGGAAACAACACACGGTACATTTGAAATTAATATGGACACTATTGATTGGATAATGAATAACGTAACAACGTCTCAATACACAATGGAGAGATGTTATATATATAATAAAGCATTTGCTAAATATTTCCAAGTTAAAGGCCAAGCAGAAAAAGATGCTTATCAAGCGTACTTTGATACTCTAAATAACAGGTCTAATAGAAATGGTAATTGGAGATATGATAATGATGATAGCGAAAGGTTTCAAAAGATAAGAGACTGGGCAGGTGAAAGAGGTTTATATACTAAAGGCGATAAGAAGACTCAGTTTTGTAAATTAATGGAAGAAGCTGGTGAACTAGGTCGTGCTATACTAAAGCAAGATCAGCCTGAAATAGTCGATGCTATAGGTGATATGGTAGTAGTATTAACTAACATGGCTCATTTAAGCGGTACAACTATTGAAGAGTGTATAGATGCAGCATACAAGGTAATATCTAAACGTACTGGTAAAATGGTTAACGGAACATTTGTTAAAGATGAAAAGTAAGACTATATTATTCAGAGATCCTGTTGTAGAAAGAGTCTGCGATAAGTTCGTTACAAGATCAGATGTTGGCTATGCTAAGTATGGTAGAACATTACACGATGAAAGAACAGGTGGACATAAAGATTTAGCTGGATATTTAAACGATGTCCAAGAAGAGTTAATGGATGCTATACTTTATATTCAAGCTGCTAAAGAAGAGCTTAATGATAAGTCTGTTAATGAAGCTATTGAAGAAGTTAATAAAGCTAGTTTTAGACCACCACATCCATCACATGCTTCGTCAGCTCAATTAGACTGGGATGATGAGAATATACTAGGTGTTAACTCACCTTTACCAGGCGAAGAAAATGAAGATGCGATCTCGCCGGTATAAGAAACAAGGTCCTGTTAGATCTAAAAAGGTCAAACACGACGGCATAACGTTTCAGTCAGGTCTTGAAAAATACATGTACATAGCTTTAAAAAAAGCTAAGATAAAGGCTAAATATGAGGGGCAAACTTACGAGCTTGTCCCTTCTTTTAACTTTAAAAATAAATGTTATGAAAGACAAGCAAACTCTAAAGGAGAGTTTAAAGATAGAAGCGATAAAAAAATACGCGGCATACGTTATACGCCTGATTTTATTGGAGATAACTTCATCATTGAATGTAAAGGTAGACCTAACGAGTCTTTCCCAATACGTTGGAAATTATTTAAAAAATATATTGCATATAAAATGCCGCAGTATTCGTTATATAAACCTCAAAATCAAAAGGAATGCGACGAAACCGTGAGCTTAATTCTTGGGAAAGAAAAGATTTAGCAAGAAGAAAATATGCCGAGCGTCAATTACAGAAGTTCATAGACTGGAGTATTGAAGCTAAAGGTTATTTAAAATATAAAGACTTAATTAAATATTCAAAAAAATATGGCGAAACTAACGTTATTACCGTATCGAGAAAGAACCCGTAGAAAAAGACCTGGTGTTCACTCTAAAAGTAAAACATCTAATTCAAAAAATAGTGTTAACTATAAGAAAAAATATATAGGACAAGGAAGATGAAAGAGCAGACTTTAATAGAAATGAAAAATAAAGTTCAATCACTAACAAATGTAGTTCAGCATTTGTATACTGAGGTTGAATACTTAAGAACAGTATCATTTGGTACATTAGAAACAATGAAGCATATGTCAGAATATGAAGATGCTTTAGGTAAAGTTAAAAACAAAGTAAAAGAAACAAGCGATGGAGATAAGCAACAAGATACTAAGTGATATAACTGTTTATATGAAGTATGCTAAGTACATACCAGAATTAAATAGAAGAGAAACATGGGAAGAACTAGTTACTAGAAACAAGAACATGCACATTAAGAAATATCCTGATCTTGCTGAGTCTATTGAAGAAGCTTATAAATTAGTATATGAAAAGAAAGTTTTACCAAGTATGCGTTCGCTACAGTTCGGAGGTAAACCAATTGAAATCTCGCCTAATAGAGTTTATAATTGTGCTTATCTACCTATTGATAGCACTGAGTGTTTCCATGAAATAATGTTTTTATTACTAGGTGGTACTGGTGTAGGTTACTCTGTTCAACGACATCACGTTGATAAGTTACCTGCAGTTAACCAACCTTATAGTAAAAGAACTAGAAGACATTTAATTGGTGACAGTATTGAAGGCTGGGCTGACGCAATAAAGATATTAATCACATCTTATATGGGCTCTAAGAGATCATCTAAGATTATATTTGATTATTCTGATATAAGACCAAAGGGCGCACAATTAGTTACGTCTGGTGGCAAAGCACCAGGTCCACAACCTTTAAAAGAGTGTGTTATAAAAGTACAAGGAATACTACAAGATGTAGAAGACGGAGATAAATTAACTACAATACAAGCTCACGATATTGTTTGTCATATAGCTGATGCTGTATTAGCGGGTGGTATACGTAGAGCAGCTTTAATTAGTTTGTTTTCTGCAGACGACGAAGCTATGATAGGTTGTAAGTCAGGTCACTGGTGGGAAGAGGCACCTCAACGAGGTCGCGCTAACAACTCAGCTGTATTAATGAGACATAAAATAAGTAAACAATTTTTTATGGATCTATGGAAGCGTGTTGAGCTTTCAGGTGCAGGTGAACCAGGTATTTATTTTAATAATGATAAAGACTGGGGAACTAACCCTTGTTGTGAAATAGCATTAAGACCTTTTCAGTTTTGCAACCTATGTGAAGTAAACGCTAGTGATATAGTAGATCAAAATGATTTTAACAAGAGATGTCAAGTAGCTTCTTTTATAGGTACACTACAGGCAGGCTACACTGACTTTCATTATTTAAGAGATGTATGGAAAGATACGACAGAGAAGGACGCCCTTATAGGTGTATCAATGACAGGAATAGGCTCTGCCGCTGTGCTGCAGTTGGATATGAAGGAAGCTGCAGATATAGTAGTAAACCAAAACAAAAAACTAGCTAAGTTAATTGGTATTAAACCCGCAGCTAGATGTACAACCGTGAAGCCTGCTGGGACAACATCTCTGGCGCTAGGAACTTCATCTGGTATTCACGCATGGCATAATGATTATTATGTCCGTAGAGTTAGAGTTGGTAAAAACGAAAGTATGTATAAATACTTAGTTGAAAACCATCCTGATTTAATTGAAGATGAATACTTTAGACCTCATGATACTGCTGTAATTAGTATACCACAAAAAGCTCCGGCTAATGCTATACTTAGAACTGAGTCACCATTTGATTTGCTTGAACGTATAAAGAAAGTAGCAACTGAATGGGTTAAACCAGGTCACAAGCGTGGTAGTAATACTCACAATGTTTCAGCTACTGTTAGTTTAAAAGAAAATGAGTGGGATAAAGCAGGTGACTGGATGTGGGAAAATAGGGATTATTACAACGGGCTATCTGTATTACCTTATGATGGTGGTACATACACTCAAGCACCATTTGAAGATATAGATAAATCTAAATACGAAACTATGATGAAAAGTTTAACTGATGTTAGTCTTACTGATATAGTAGAAGTTGAAGATGAAACTGATCTAGCTGGTGAATTAGCTTGTGCAGGAGGCGCATGTGAGATAGTATGAAAAAGTTAATGATAATAGGAGGAATAGGCATGATTACAATGGCTAGCACTAATATGATATGGCATAAGCAAAAACCAAAGTTTGGGCCAAATGAATTAGCAATAGCGGTTGGTGCTGTCACACTATCAGTCGGAGTCACTATAAGATTTTGAGAAGCTCCTGGTTAAATGCCTATAATTTAATGATAGGCAAAACAACTTATGATGAGTTGTCTAAAAATAAAATGTTTTATTTACCTGTTGATCATGAAGATCCAGAAGTATTATTAAGATACTTTGAAGGTGAAGAAGAATATGAAAAATGTCAAACAATAAAAAAACTAAAAGATGTGCGAATATTGTAATGGCTACTGCGGTAGCTGCTAAATAATAAAAGGGGATCATTACGATCCCCTTTCTTGGTTACAGGAACTTTTGGGTATGGTGCCCAGTTATATCGTGTTCCTATGATACGTTGCTGCTAGAGCTTCTACGTTTGCCCATGCCAACTTTCTTTTTAGCTTTAGTAACTTTTTGTTTTTCACCTTTACTCATTTCGTTCCAAGACTTAGGTGAGTCTTTACTAACTCTTTTAGATGGTCTACACACTTTAGTATCTTTATTTTTTTCAGACCCACAAACATTTCCTTTTTCATCTTTCCACTCTTCTTTAAACCAACGCTTTAAGTTTGAGCCTTTTTTAGTTTTACGAACAGCAGACAAGGGCGATCTTGAAGATGCCATGTACATTTCTGATGAGTCTTTTTTATTTTCAAATAACTCTCTCCATTTAAGCTTTGCTTTCATACGTTACCTTTTAAATGTTTAGCCATATCTAAACCTAATTTTTTACCTATTTCACTATCAGATTTATAATGTGCTCTAGCTATATTTCTACTATCAGATATATCTTTAGCTTTCTGATCTAGTTCTTTTGATTTTTCTGGATATTTATCTTTTAACATTTCAGATATTAAATAACCTTGAGTTGAATGACCAGAAGGATATGAAGGAGTCTTCATAGAGTCTAGCTCTATATCTTTTAACTTAACACCAAAGTTTTTAGCTAACTCTTTAGGCCTTGGTCTATTAAAATATTTTTTCAACTTTAGTATTATAGGCTGAGATTCGTCTACTAAATTTTTAACCTGCTTGTCTTCGCCAACAATAGGCTTATAAGCTTTGATTAAGTTGTCGTTATCTTTAACAAAAGATTCATCTGATCTTAGCTTATCAATATCTTTTATTTCTTTAAAAGTCTCTAAAGAATTATCTTTAGGTGGCTTTATTTTTTTGTACTTACTATAGTCAAAGTCTTTTAACTTAGCCATATTATTTTATATTTCCACCACGTTTTCTACACTTAGCTATATAACCGCTAGCATAAGCAGACGGAAATACATCGTACTTAGCTTTTGCTTTTTTATAACAAGCATCTTTTAAAGCTACAGGTGACTCGTACTTATTGAAAGGTGTTTTACATTTTCTCATCTTCTTTTACTTTTATTTCTATTACTACTAGATCTAGAAGACTTAGTTCTACTACTTCTGCTTCTAGAGCTTTGTTTCTTTTCAGATTTTAATTGCCACTCTGGCCATCCTAATATCATCGCTACACTTTCCCACCACTCTTTTTCTTCTTCAAAAGCTCCAGTAAAATTATCATACTTTAATAAAGCTCTATCAAGAGGTATGTTTGTTGTTGCTGAAACTACTTTAGCACCTGCTAAATAAGCTGGATTATCAATAGCAAAACCTTTATCAATCATTTCTTGTCTACGCTTTTTACTATCAAACTGATAAGCAGCTCCTCTAATCTTAGATATTTTACTACTTATAGGTGGAGAAAACTGAAGCAACTTCCAAGTAGCGTCAACATACTCTGGTCTAGATCTTTTAGATCTTTCATATATGTCTAATAATAAATTCTTAACAACAGAAGCAGATGCACCACCTATACCTAAACCTCTTAGCATTGAGTCAGACATACCATTAATAGTTCTATATACTTTCTTGTCATCTTCATCATCATCTCCATCACCAGCTCCAATAGCAAACAAGGCGTTTTGAAGAGAGTTGAATATTAAGTTTTGAACAAAGCCATAATAAGCTATTTTACTTACGTTAGTTTTCCAGTCTCCTCTACCAGCTATTAAATCTTGTATAGATCTTTTTTGTATTCTAGCATACTGCATTGGTGTGTTAGCAAACATTAATATTAAACGACCATAGTCGCTTGACTGTTGTTGGGATATTTTATCAGGCCTACTTGACTGTTGTGATTCTTCTGATATTTCTTTCCACTCTCTTAACGCTTGTTCAGTAGCTTGCTTTTCATCAAGCCCACTGTTTTCCATTAGATCGTTTATTCTATTACGATAATAAGTAGCACCACCAGCAGCTATAGCGAAACTATCAGCAAACTGAGTAGGTGCATAACCTTTTTCCATTATGTAAGCTATTGCTCCTTTAGCTTTATTTTTTGCAGTCTTTGCAGCGTCAGCTATTTCAGATTCAGTTACATTTATTCTTAAACCTTGTCTTCTGTCTTTTAAATAGTCAGAATTCATCAATGTCATAAAGTCTTTCCAATACTGAGGTTGATTAGCAAATGCAGCACCAGCTTTTAAAGGATTATTAAAATTCCAATTAACATAGTTTATGGCAGATATAGTTTGAAGCACTGCAGATCTAGTGTTTAAGAACATTATAGCAGCATTAGATCCATTAATATAGTCTAATATCCTATTGCTAAGTCTAGTTCCTTCTGATGATCTGTTCTTACCAGTCTTAATACGCTTAATCATATTCTCTAGCGCATCTCTATATTTTCTTCCATACATAGCTTCTAGCTTATTTAAATTAGCTTCACTATATATCTTATCTATTCTTTGATTAAAATCTTCGTAATACTTATATCTTTTAGTAGTATTGAGAAGCTGTTGTATGTCTGTGCTTAATGTTCCAGCAGTCCAACCGCTAGCAGGCTCTGACCAGCCATCTCCTTTAGTTATTTTTAAAAGCTCTTCTGCAAATTCTATTAATTGAGGATCATTTTCAATAATCTCAGTCATTTCTTTTAAGTCTTCTGCATTTACTCCAGGTATATTAGTTATACCATTTTTATACCACAAGTAAACTCTTATGGCTTGCTCTTTTGTAAATCCTCCAATACTAGTAGATTTATTTAAATCTTTAGGTATGTTTAAATCTTTTTTAAGTTTCTTAAAATCATTTATCAACTGTAGTCTATCAGCTCTTAAATTTCCATCAGCTTTTGCTAAAGGATCTAATAAATGTTTTTTATACCAAGACATTTGTAAATTACCTAATGGACCTTTAGCTAGAGTAGGATATATTAAACCTACTAAATCTTCAGCTGAATAAGGAATAAAGAATTTAAAGCTATCTTTGTCTTTACCAAGAAGTCTACCTTTTTCTTTAGATATTTCCTTCTTAAACATAGGATCTTTCTTCATAGTTATTAGCTGATCAAACTCTTGATCTAACCCTTGTGAAAACTTTAACTTAGCTTGTTGATCTTGAGACTTAATGTCAACAACTTTTAAAACTTTACTAACAGCTGAAGATCTTTTCTTTTTAGGTTTAGTTATTTCAAAGTCATAGCTACTTTGTTCTGGTGTTATAAAGTCATTGCTTTCCCATATATCTGTTTTCCAGCCTAGTTTTTTAGCAACCTTATCCATCAATGTGGTATATAGTTTAACTCTACTTTGCTCAGATTTAAGAGAAGAAAACTCAAGTTTTTTTATTTTAGTGTTTTGATTAACTGCGTCTAATAAGCCGTTATAAACAGTTCTTATTACTTTAACAGCATCTCCTGTGTTAGTAAGATTCTGTTTGCCATCAAGATCAAACTCTACATCGTAAGATCCATAATCATCTCTAGAGTATAAATTAAAATTATATTCTTTATTGTCTATGTTGAAAGTTGTTTTCATGTTGTCGGCAGCATCTGTTTCCCATTGTAGATTATTTATACCTCTAGAAAACTTAAGCGAATTCTGCTTGACTAGCTGCACTTTAGATTTGACATCTAGTAAATTCATAGCTTTTTTAACAGCATCAACATTCTGTGCTGCATCATCTGCAAAATAAAAGTCATTATAACCTTCAGCAGCCTTACCAACAAGCCATTCTGCTTTCGCCTCGCCAGTTGAATTACCTAAACCAATTATATTTTCTTTTTTAAATTCTAAACCTTCAGATTTTAAAAATTCATATATAGCATCTTGAGATAAAGGCGATCTAGCTGTTAAGATGAATAAATCTTCATTACCTCTAGCATCTTTTATTTTCTTAGCTATATCAAACAATGGACCACGTCTACCATCTCTAACTATGTCAAAGTCTGAAAAGTCCATAACAGCGCCTTGCTCAACTAGCTGAGCACCATCACTTGCGAATTGTTCAGCTGTTAACTCTCCTATAGTTCCGTCTTCTTTTGTGTAAAAAACTAAACTATTACTTTCAGCAATAGTATCATCAAAGTCAAATACTCTAATTTTCTTAATTGGTTGATCTAGCTTATTAGCTAATTGTAATGCAACGTCTATAGTAGAGGCTTTTTCTAATATAGTTTCAGATGTCATATTATCATCAACACTTAATACACCAGTAGTTTTAAGATTATTAATGTTAACTCCTTTGCTAGCTTTCAAACCTGGAGCAGTATTCAAAAATTTATTTAGTCTTTGTTTAGCAGCTTGTTGTGTTAGTTCTCCTGTGAATATTTTAAAAAGCAAATCTTGCTGTTTAGCAACCACGGATGGAGTTAGTAGATCATTATCTACATCTAAATCATACTCCTTAGAAATACTATTACCATTAGACAAAAATAATCTATTAGGATCAACACCTGTAAATGTGACGTTTTTACCATTTATTTTTAATGTAATTTTTTGTTTGTTAACAAACGGGTTAAAGTATCTTATCCATATAGGTATTTTACCTTTAAGCACGTCTAGCCTGTATTTTTTATCTACAGCTTCCGTGTAGTTGAATCCTTCACCTTTCAACATGTTATCATTAAGCTCTGGCAAAGGTCCTTGAAAAAATGTTTTTAAAGCATTATCTACATACAGGTCGTAGTTGTTTTGTACCATTCTATCAAACAAAAACTTAGCTAGAAAAGAAGCTGGCTGGGTATGTTCTTCTACATTTTTAAAACCTAAGTCGTTTAAAAATTCTACTATAGAACCTTTCCTCATAAAATGACCTTGGCCTTGACTAGTTGCTGATAATATTGCAGCTACAGCAGGAATATAAGTTTTAGGATCAGCTTGTATTCTTTCATCAAATACATTAAAAATATCTTTTAATCCTTTTCTTTTGCCTTGCTGATCAGCATTGAACTCTTTTGTAAAACCATTTCTAAATAGCTTGCTATAACCCGTTCTTTTAATTGCTAAATTTATATTAGTATTTTCAGGTGCAAATGCAGGTACTCCTTCTTCTTGCGCTAGCTCTTCAGCTCTTCTTATAGCTTCGTCTATCTGTAGACCGTTAGCAAATATAAAACGATTATTACCCATACCTCCCATACCAGGCATAATTTGTAATTGTATTTCATCAGTAACAAATTCTTTATCTGTATTCAATACAGTTTCACCATTTCTTAATTTAAATCTTTTTATTGGCTCGTTTGCTTTTACTCTAAAACCATTTTCACTTAAAAACTTTCTTTCACTTTCCTCAAGTAGTATAGGCCTTCCGTTTTCATCTTTAATGGTTTCATACATACCACCATTAGACCAAGTGCCTCTATTGTCTGTTATAAAACTTTTAGGTAAAAATCTTATTAATGGTTCATTACCGTCTATACCTTCAAATATAATTGCTTCTAACTTCTGCTTACCTTTTAAAGTGTTTAAATTAATAGGCTCGTAACCATAGTATTTAATAATAGCATTCCAATACGACTTACTAGTAATGTCAGGGCCATAATCCATATTAGATTCAAAACTTTTTCTAGCTTTATCTAATATTTTTATTTGAGCTTTACTTAACTTAGGGCCTTGAGAAAACATTAATTGTGATTTGCCTTCTGTTAAAGCTTGAGGTATGTTTCTACCTTGTTTTTCTAACTCTTCTCTTACTTCTTGATTTGTAAGCATACGCTCTGTTTGAGCTACTATAGATTTTATTCTAGCACTTGTATTTCTATCTGACAAGTTAGGTTGGCCTGGCGGTGTTATACCAAATACTTCTTTAAACTCAGCAGGGGTTATGTCTGTTCTTTTTTCGTATATAGCTAAACCAGCTTTACTACCAGTTTTAGACATCTTAGCTCTTTCAGTCTTGTTATAAAAATTATCTAATAAAACCTTTTGAACTCCAGTAGAAGTACCGCTTGGCGTTGCTCCTTCAGGCAGCATTGTTATTAAAGCTTGAGCATTTTTATTAATATACTGTTGAGCATTAGCAACATCTTGCTTAGTTAAGTTTCCAGGTTTAGGTTTAATGCCAAATAATTTTTGTACTTCTTCTAAGGCTACGTCTTTTAAAGTTTTAAAACTTAATTGTTCTATAGGTAGATTTTTAATTTCTTGCTTAATCTTATCTGTAGTTTCAACAATATCACCAGTTAATCTTTTCTTAAGTTTGATTTTTCTTTTTGGTTTTTCTAAAACTTCACTGTCACTTTCTTCGATAGCAGCTAAACCAACTTGCTCTGTAATATCATCAGTAAACTCTTCACCTAAAACTCTTTTTGATGCTTCAATAGCTCTTGAGGGTAAAAACTTATTTATGTAAGCTGCTAAAGGTACACCTGATTCAGGATCATAAGCTCTTATTAAATCTAATATACCACGTTCACCAGTTTCTATTTCATCAGTAAGTAATTGCCTATCAAAACCAGGAGCTTCACTTCTACGTTGTACTATTTTATTTGTAATAGGCTTGAACTGTTCTATAATATCAAATGCTGCAGCTTCGCCTTGTTCATCGTATAATCTTTGAACTTCTTCACTAGGTCCTTTAGAAAGCTTACCATCAGTCTCATCTTCTGGTGGACCGGCTTGTAAATTAAAATCTTTTACAGATCTTTGAAAACTTTTTATATAATTAAAAACATCATCTCCAGTTTTTAATGGAATTAAAAAGCCAGTCTTAGGATTAAACTTGTTAGCTAAGCTTTTAAGCATGTATTTTAAACCTGATATTTTATTAAAATCATATTTACTTAAAACACCAGCAGCAACCATATCTCCAAACAGGTTTAGTACTTCTTCAACATCTACACCTTTGTTTTTAACAAGATCATCGTATTGTTCTTTAGTTATTTCCCCATTGCTTAGTTGAGTTTGCAATTCTCTTATGCTAGAAGTATAAGCTTGCTTTCTATTTAAAAAATTATTATAATCTTCTTGAGATATTTTTCCTGTTTCTTTATTTATTTCTAACTGTTTTTCCGCTTGCTCTAGTGCTAATTGAGTAGATTCAACAACAACGCCATCTTTAACTATACCAGCTTTTCTATTTTGTATATGTTGTAACTCATGTATAGGAGCAACAGCGGATAGTAAAGCTACATATTTATCTGCAGTTTGACCTATGTTTCTAGCAATATTATCTCTAAATATTATTATATCTTCTCCTATAAACGTAGCGTTTTGATTATTATTTCTAGCTTCTATTAACTGTTCTGCTCTGTCTCCATAAAGTTCTCTTAATTCTTCAACTGTTGTTTGACTATCAACTTCTGTATACTTCTTACCGTTTAATTCTTGTGATACACCTACTGTATTATTGTAAAATTCAAACAATCCTTGATGGTAAGCCGCCATGGCAGGATCAGTAGCATTTTTTTGATCTTCAGCAGCTTTTGTTCTTCTAGTGTTTAAAAGCTTTTCTATTTGTGTATCTACAGATTTATACTCATTAACAAATTGTTGTTTTTGTTTTTTTATAGCTTTACTTCCAGGATCTGCTTGACCAGCTCTGTCACCAAGCTCTCTTAAATTGCTTATATATTTTTTTCTTTGGCTTATTAAATCAAATAATTCTATTTGTTGTGCCTCACTCAAAGCGCTTAGCTTTTCTACGTTTTCTATATTTCTAAAAGCAGCTTGTTCTAATATTAAGTCTTGTTCAGCTTTTAATATTTGTTTTTCTTTTTTAGATCTTTTAGTGCCATCATTCAAAGAGTTTTCTATTTCTATTAATCTATCAAAGTTAGACTTGTCAAATTCGTAATCCCTTTTAGTTTTAACATTGTCTCCTAGCATGGCATATAAATTACTACCAATACTAGGGCCTTGTATAGCTAAACTAGTTAAACCAACATTAAAAGCAAACTCAGCATCTATGCCGTCTAGTATAGATTTGTTTTCACCTAGTATGTATATGTCTGAAAGATTGTTACCTATTTGAGCCGCTGTTTCTTCTACTATTTCAGTACCTACGTTTATACCTAGGTTTAACCCTTGATACATAGCTTTTTTAAACATTGTAGATCCTACAGGCGCTGCTATTCTGTTTAAGTTCTTCATATAGCTTAATGTACCTAAACGTTCACTGTACATATCTACACTGCCAGAAATTAATTGAGATCCTGCTTTTTGAAGTACATTAAGGTCTTTAACTCTATTAAGTTCTTCTATTTGATTTTTAGTTTCAGCTATTTCAAAAGGACTTAACAAGCCAGAGTCTAGCTTTTTTTCTAACTCCATTATAGCTTTAGGCGCGTTACGTTGGGCTATATTTATTTCTGAACCTTTTAGTCCATAACTCATATTAAAAAATATACCTTGAGCAATTTTACTAGCTCTAGCTTGAGCCACGTTAGCTTTAGCTTGTAGCTTAAATCTTTCAGGACCAGAAGCTTTGTTAATAGCTTTTTTACTAGGACTTGACATTTTACCTCCAAATCTAGTCATAAGCACTGTAGCAATACTAGGCGTACCTTCTGCAAAGCTTTGGCTAATATAACCGCTTAAAGCTCCAGCATCCCAAGCATCACTCATTGAGGGTTTAGGTGCCATTGCTACCGCCATCTCTTGTTGTAAGCTTTCATTATAATCTAAAGCTACACCTTCTACTTTATTTAAAAAACTAGATAAAGCATTGGCGTCTTTTTCACCTATCGTTTCGTCTATAACCTCACCTACCATTCCTAATGTAGTTCCAACTGTAGATGCTGTAGCGCCTAGAAATGACTGTTCCATAGCTAAAATAGCTTTATCTAAAGAAGAAAAGTTTTTAGTGGCAAGTTCCAAGCTTAAAGATACATCTCCTAGTTCATTAGAATCTGATAATAAAGAATCACGTTCTTTATTCCAAGCTATAATATCTTCAGCTAGCTTTTCTCTTTTATCTAATAAACCACTAGATTTGTACTCATCAATAACACCATTGTAAGATGCTAACAAACCATTATACTCTTTCTTAATAGACTCAGGAGAATCATTGCTAATTCCATTTTTGTCCATTACATCTAGCTGCTTTTGTATTTCTTCTGCTTGGCTATTTAACTCTAAAAATTGTTCATTATTATCTAACTCATCTTGTTGCTCTTGTATAGACTTCATTTTTTTAGAAATCTCACTAGATCTAAGTTGTATATTTTTAGCTTGTAAATCCATTAAGCTAGGATTATTAGACAAGTCCATAACACTCTTAAAGTCTAAACCTCCCTCAACTTGATCAGCAAGTAAAGCTGTTAATTTATTTCTATCTGTTTGAGTTAAATCTTTATTAGCATGGTAGAACGCATTAAGTTTGTCTGACTTAACTTTGTTTAGTGTTTGAGTTTTTAATTGATCAGATGCTTTATCTATTACACTATCGCTTATTTCTCCAGTTTCTTTGTAGTGTTTTACTTCTTGATAAACTTGATCAGACATCCAAGCAGGCTTTTCATCATCTATAAATAACCTGTCTACAGCATTAGTACCCACAAGCCGATCAAGTCTCTCCATTGGTGTTGGAGCATCTGGCAAATTTACCGTTTCTAAATTTAATTTTTCTCCCTCTGAAGTAGGTTCACTTAAATCTTCTTCTATAAAGTTAGCAAGCAAAGTTTTCTTATATTCTTCGTCAGACTCGTTTATATTAGATAACGTTTGTCTATACTCTTCTACTAAAGGTTTTAATTTGGCAGCTGTTTCTGGTTCTCTAAACTCAAACTGATCTACTGGACTTAACTTGTCATACTTATCTTGTTCATGTTTTATTTCTGCAGCTACTAAAGGATTTTCTAAATCTTGCTGTATTGCGTTTATATTATAAACAGGTTGTACAACTTGGTCAGCAACCATTGATATTTCCTCAGGTGGTAAGAAGCCGCTTTCCTCGTCTTTGTTATCTATAGCTTCAAACATTGTCTTAGCTAAATCCATATCTGGCTCTGGCAGTTTGTCAGCAACGGCTGAATTAATACGATCTTCTTTTCCAGGTACTATGTTAAATAAATCTTCCATCATTTGCTCTGAAGATGGAACATTATAATACTCAGATAAACCTTCTCTAACCTTTTCTAATACGTCAGGATTCTGTATGTCTTGTACAAATTTTTCAAAGTCTGGTAAGCTAAAATGCTGAACAGCTTTATTGTATAAAGATCTTAATCGTTGTTCGTTTGGACTCATTAATATAGAGTTGGTTTATTATTATTTGATTTGTTTTGATATTGACTATACTTAGATTTAAAATCTAGATATTCTTGATCCATCTTTTTAATCTCTCTAATAGCTGTTAAAAGTTGACCTGCTGTTGATACGAAGCCATAATTATCATCATCGCCTATTGACCCATATCCCTGTAACTGCGCTAGCCTTTTTCTTTCAGCATCAAAATCAACTTCCTCTCCGCTATCAACTCTATTTGTTATATCTTTTATTTCTTTGTCTAAGAACTCTTCATCTTTCATTAAAGCTTTGTAAGTCTTTATATCATTAGGGCTATATATAGTAGCAGCAGAAAAACCTTTATCAAAGTCTACTACTTCAGATCCTGCACTTTCAGAGTCTGTAGGCTCAGTAATTATTTTGTTTTTAGTTAATAGTTTACCAATACCATCAGAATCTATGTTGTCGTTGAACGCTTTAAGTGCTATAAACTTCTTAGCTATTTGATCTTGAGTATTTGATAAAGCTGTTTTTTGCTCAAGCGATAAGTTAGCAGGTGCCTCATGCCATGAAGAGTTTTCAAGTTCGTTCATACTAGTTAAACCCATTGATGACAACCACTCTTGTTCAGTTAAGCCAGAGTCTTCAATTAACCTAGCAGAAATTTCTTGTATAGACATGCCATTACCATTGCTAGCTTCTGCATTGTCAGGAATATCATCTTGAAAAACAGATAACATTCTTTTATCATCTGACATTATAGTTTGTGTCATAGGACTATTTTCCATATCAAGTAATAGCTGTTCTCTTTGCTCAGGTATCATTGTTTGATATTCATATTCCATACCTTCCGGTATGTTTTCTATAGTTCTATCTGGATTAAAAGGATCTTGACTACCAGCTCTTAATTTTATAGTTTCAAAATAAGGACTAGGTCCATCAGGATTACTAATTTTTTCAGCTAATGTAGTTGTCAACTGTGATATATCTGCTTTTTGATTAAAAAGACTTTTTCCTTGATTAGCCATAGCTATTAGCTCATCTCCATTTAACATAGAAGCATTACCAGTCTTCATATCTTCGCTAAGTGAAAACTCAGCTTCTCCTTTTACAGCATCATTTGGCTTGAAGAAATATATATTACCACCTCTTTCTGCTATTTGAATATCTCCACCTTGCATAAAAGTACCTAACATATCTTTGTTCTGCATAGACCCAGTAGAAGATACATTATTATTTTTTAAATTTTCACCATAGCTTGCTGTTTCTTGAGCTATATAACCAAACATAGTTTGAAACTTAGGAACTAATCCTTTTATTTTAGATAAAGCCATGTTGCCTTCTTGTCTAGATATTTCACCAGATTGCATTCTATTTTTTACATCAAAGTATTCATCAACTTTACCATTCCAAAAACTAACTAAATTATTATCTAACAAAGGATCTCCTGAAGTGCCGAACTTGTTAGCCATGCTATACATGCTCTGCATTTCATTATCTACTAATTCTTGTTGCTTTCTAACTTGTTCTTTTTGTTTGATAACATTATTAGTCATTTGCTGAACACCCTGCATCATGGTGTTAGTTATTTGACTAGCTCCTTTGAGCATTACATCAAATCTTTTATCTACTATTCTTTTTGGGTTTCTATAACTCATAATATTTTTTTTAACCTATACCGTACATTGGGTTTGAAGAATCAAAACTACCTAAATCTAGATCGTCATAATCATTTCCAGCTGAAGTATTATCACCGCTCCCGGTTTTTACTTTCCCCACTTTCCAGCCCCACCAGCTGCAGCACTACCAACCATTGAAGCTCCGCTAGCAATTGAATCACCTATACCCATGATAGCTGCAGTTCTAGCTGCTTGCGCGTCCTTGGCGTTTTGTTGCGCATTTTCCATTAAACCAGCAGCTCTATCCATTTTCATCTCATGAAAACCAATAGCGTCTTGTTGCTCCATAGCATCTCCTCTTGATCTAAGTTCATCTACTCTTTGAGCTCCTTGAGCTTTTGCCATGGCTACGTTAGCTTCACCTTGAGCAGCCATTTTTCTGTTTTGAGTTTCTTGAGCTTGTATACTAGCTGCTATACCTCTTTTACTTTGTAACGCTGCTTGAGCTAAAGCTGTTGCACCACCAGCAGCTTGACCTGTTTCCATCATTACGTCTAAACTATTTGCTAAAGCTTGATCAGCTTGTTCAGCCTCCATTTTAAAAGCTTCTGTAGCTACAGTTAGATTAGCGTATGGATTATTCAAATCTTTAAATTGATTTTGCATATTCTCATATGGGTTTTTAAACTCAGGTCTGCTAGCTTCAAGATCTGCTAACATCTGTTCTTGTGTTGATGCTATATCTTCTTGTCTAAACCTTTCTTTCTTAGCTTGATTAGCGTTTATACTGCTAACAGTTACACCTGCGGCCGCTGCTACTCCAGCTGAAATTAATATTGTACCTACTACAAAACTCATATGTTTTCTTTTATTAAGTTAATTTGATCTAATGTTATTTCAGGATCTTTATAGTTATCAGCTATAACTTCCTTTTCAATTTCTTCTATATTAGTACTTTCAGTAGCATGAACAGTTACAAACTTACAACCTGTTTTAGAATAAATAATTCTTTGAGTACCAGGTTCTGTTATACCATAATGTGGCGCTACCAAGGTTTCTATACCTTTATCTGTTAATACAAGCATCTCACCTTCCATTAAAAAGAAAGGATGTTTTTTCTTGTGTATTTTAGTTAACAATATTTGACCAGCTGGGTTATATATCTCTCTTATATAACAACCATCTGCAAACATGTGCTTAAGTGGATTAAGCTTTTTAACTTCTTCACCTGTAATAAAATCAGGATTACTATGTAATTTTTCACTTAGCTCTTCCATTTTAGCTCTATAGTGTTTCTTACGTTGAAGTTCTTTACCTATCTCCCAAGCATCTTCAAAATCAAAAGCGTGCTTTAGCCCTAGCTCTTTTGTTTTTTCTACAAACTGTTTTTTAGCTTCTTCTTTTGTTATTGGATTATTTTTGATTTGATTATTTATTTCTTTCATATTAAAGTGATGATACGCTATAGTTTAAACCTATAGAGTAAAGTTCTTTCATACCGCCTGGATCTGTAGTTACGTCTGTGCTAAATGTTACATCCATGTAAAATCCTTTTAAGCCAGTCATCTTATCACCAAATATAACTTCTCCAGCGGCTGGTGTACTCTTGTTAACTATGTTAGCAACATATCTATTTTCTTTTCTATTAAAACCAGCGTGACCCATAGGTTGATTTTGAGGATTAGCATTTAATCCTGTATTGCCTGCAGAATCATATGATCCTTCTAAGTAGCTATATATAAGATCACCTGAATCTACACTTTTTACCCAATCACCAGTCCAAGTACCATTTAAAGTTCTTTTATCGTCAAACCCTGTTCTATCAGAAGTTAATATGCTAGCTTGCCAACCACTATCTCCTTCATAATCTACAGTTAAAAAGTTTTTCTGAAGTGAAGGTATTGAATTAGCTATTACACTTACCTCAGCTCTATTATTTACACCATAAAATTGACTATGAGGCACTGCTGTTGAGTAGTGTGAATACATGCCTGGTTTTATTAAAGTTGTATTGTCATTCCACCAATCTGAATTTACAGTATAAAATGTGCTTTTTAAACTACCAATTTGACTGGGTTTGTAAGTATAAAAACTAGGCCAACCAGATACTTGCTCGTCAAAACCTAATGTAGCATATTTTACAGATCTTTTAGGTATAGTTTGACTGGCTAATGTAGTTGACTGAGTGTAAGTAAAAGACTCGTTAGGTTGTATAGAAACTACATATTGCTTATTGTATGCATCCCAACCACCATAAACTCTACTTCTATTAAAAGTTACAAGCTTGATACTTGTTATATTGTTCTGCTCGCCAGGTGTTATTGTTCTATTTAAAACTATAAAGTTATTACCTGATAAATACTGTATCCCTTGAAAGAAAATGTTTAAATCTACATAATCACCAGTATTATTATATTGTACTAGTATTTTACTACCCATTACACCATATTGAAAAGAATAACCAGCGTTACCTGTATTAGGAATTGTACTATTGAATCCTAATAAATTTTGACTATAATTAGCAGGGTTAGTAGTACCTATACCAGGTATAGTGGTTTGTGTAAACTCAAACTCGTCTGTTAGTTCTGCAAATGAGTCTCTAAAATAATCACGCATACCATATTCTGATATTTCAGTTATGCCGTCATGTGATAATCTTAGCACCGCATTTCTATTTCTATCTACAAAATATTTTCTAAAAGCATATATAGCAAAAGATTCTGGATTTTTACTTATGCCGTACTCACCTGTATAAGGAACTATTTCACCTATAACTTGATTTGTTGTAGTAACATTACCTCCACCCTCAGCATTGTATATAGCAGACTTATCTATTAAAGCTCTACTACATTTATTTTCTTGTAGTACTATTAAGTTGTTTTCCTCAGCATATATCTTTTGTATAGATCCATATTGAGGATTAGCAGCTTTAGTTATATTAGTTCCAACAGCATATTCGTTAGTTCTATTAATACCAGTTCTAGAATTATATATACCTGAATATATTAAAGCATTAAATCTATGCTGCTGTAATGGTTCTTCTTCATCTAAGTAAGCTCTAACACCGTATGACATAGAAGCGTCGTTAAAACCGCCTCTAAGATACATCTCTTCTATATAGAAGTTCTCTTTTACTCTAGATGCGTTAATATTAGAACCATTAAAAGGAGGTATTAAAGCAGCTGTATATGTAGTGCTCATTGGATTAGCGTAAACATTATTCATTGGCCAAGTACCATAACGAGCAGCAACACCGGTACTGCCAGGCACAGTAGCATTTCCAGTCTGCATCGAACCTTGTGGAGTTAAAATTCTTTTATTCCACATGCAATTGTAGTAGTCTACTTCTATTATAGGTAAATTTACTGCACTCATATTATAATCACTTGTTTTTTAATGTGTTTTACGTTGGTAAAAATCTTATTGTAAAAGCTGATATAACTTTTGTAATACCAAAGCCGTTGTTATCTGTAGCATCAATCCTAACGTCTATATTGCTATCTACTATTATACTTCTTCCAGTAACCCCTAGTAATACTTCGCCTGGTAAAAGACCTTGGTTATCTAAATAAAGACCTGATTGATCAACAGTGTTGGCTTCTACATAATCTGCTGCTCCATCAAACTTTATTAATAATCTATACTTAAGCTCACTAGCATTAGCATCTTGAAAAGTATTATTTACATTGCCACCATTAGTAGCTGCGCTTAAAGTTGTGCTGTCTCCGTTGGTGTTTGTCCATGTTTTCACAACAGTACCATTAGACTCGTATGCAGTAGGATCTACTTCATTAGTATTATTTTTCAAATAATAAACACTGCCACTTACGCTAGCTCCATTTATTTGTGGTGCTACGTTATCTATGAATAATTTAAAAGGTATAGAATATGTATTGTATACGTCTTTATTAATTCCTTTAGTAGAGTTTAACACTTTATATTCTAAATTTACATTAAACAATATATTATTAACATTATCGTACTGGCTGTTATAACCTGGAAAAGTTTCTGATAATTTTATTAAAAACCTATTATCAGTGTCTGTGCTTGAATTCTTTACGAAAGATATACCTCCTCCAGCAACTGTAGTTCCATCAGAATATACAGGCTCTGATATACTTATATTTTTAATATTAATTAATGAACTATTAGTATCATAGTATTTTAATAAATTACCGTTTTGATCTCTTAATTGTACGGTAGCAACTGTAGGGTCAGAAGTATAATCAATGCTTTCAGCTACTATAACTCTTTGTATAGCTGTAGTATCACCGTACACATTAGCGTAAGTAGGAACACTAATTGTTTCTCTTATAAATTGATTTAGCTCTCTTATTGATCCAGCTGTACTAGTTTCATAGTATATTTCTAAGTTAGAAATAGTAGGTGAAGTTTCATAAATAGCTGGTACAGCAGTTTTCTCAGAAGTTGGTTTAGCAGTTTCTGAATCTTCTCCTAGTTTAAAGTTGTTATCTATTATCGCTGTTGGCGGATCTGTATCTGCGGCATATAAACCATTGTAACTACCTCTCTTAAACAAGTTTTCAAAATTACCTATAGTCTGTACTTTTGAAAAACGTGTGCCAGGAAATATAGGCATTGTATGATCGTTAGTAGTATAAAAAGGACTATTGGCCGTAGCTGTCCAATCAGTTTGTCTAGCAGTTCTAGGTATTAACATACTATCACTAGTAGAATAGTTTACTTGAACTGGTGAGGCTTCATTTAAAGCAGGTGGAACTTTATTAGCATTGTCAGTTAACAACGTAGAAGTGTTTAAAACTCCATCACTTGATTGAGTACTAAAGTTTGTTTGTCTATTTTCTATATTGCCAGATGTTAATATAAAATCTATTTGAGGATAACCACTAGATCCAGTGCTTGCAACATTAGCTGGTATAAATAACTTATCTCCATTTTTATAATTAACACCATTAGATGTTAATGTAATCTTTAGTTCTTTTGTTCCTGAAACGGTTGTAACTTGTGCTGTTACTATAGCGCCACTACCGTTACCACCATCTGTAGCATTATTTTGTACAGCAATACCTGTTATAGAAGTACCAGCAGTCATATCAGCTTGCACCGGTTGAAAATAACCAAAGCTTAAAGTTTTTAGAGGAGCAGGTTGAGCAGTAAAATCTGCAACAGCCGGTGCTGTTATTTCAAACTCTTTGTAATTTAATATATTGTTTATATAATAAGTATTAGTACCTGCTTGAACTTTCATACCTTCTAATAAAGGAAAAGTTAAATATTCTATATCACCTATAGGATCTACTGTAACTTTGTTACTGTCTTTTTCAAACGTGCAGTTTAATTTAAAAGGTTTAATGACAGGTGTGCCATCTAATAAGCTAGGCATGTACACATTATAATAATCTTGCTGTAGTTGTTTTACAACAACTTTATACGAGTTCCAACCTAGTGGATTACTGAAAAAGCTAAAAGTTATTTTTATTCCTCTATTTTGAGTTCTATAACCAGGCAGCTCAGTTGATAAAGGACCTTTTCCTTTTATGTCCATTAAGCTTATTAAGTTTCCTTGAGATGGAGCACCATTTAAAACTCTATATATATAATAAGTAAAAGATTTACCTGGAAACTCAGGAGAGTCGTCTGCAAAAGTGTATTGAACTTTCATACCAGGTTGTAGGTTATCGTTTAATCCGCCTGTAGGGACTATACAATAGTATTGGCTATTAGCACTTATATTAGCAGATACTGTAGTTACAAAAGGATCATCATATAAGCCTGGATAACCTTGCACTAACGGTAATGAAGTAGGTATAGTTTGTGTAAATAAAAGTTTTAATGAATCACCAGGCCAATCTATTATACCAGTTCTAGTTTCAGGTACGCTAGCGGCTTGCGCTGGTAATAAAACAGAATCTTTGTATGGGTGAAAAACAGTAGATCCACCGTATGTAGCGGGTTGAGTCTTATAAGGAGCGCCTGCTCCTGAAGAAACTGAAGCGCCATTTATTTGAAAACTATCTTCTTCTATATTAGATATTATTACATCTGAAGACCTTCCGTATCTATCTTGCAATATCAAACCAACTTGATAAGTTCTATTTTGTTTTAAACTGTGGTTAGGATATGCTACGTAGCTATTCTTATTAAAAGCTTTAGGTTTTAAACTAGAATCGTCTTTAGCATTGAAAAGTGTAACTGGAGCTTCGCTTGGCTTTAGCTTTGAACCAGCTCCAACATAATAATTTAAAGTTCCAGGAGAACTATGTCTATCATAGAAATTGCCTAATATTAATCTATTACCAGAAGAAGATAAAGTCTTAGCTCTAACTGGCGCATTATCATAAACCCTAGTAGTTTCTTGTGACCTTAAAGTTTTTATAGGTTCTTTTGACTCGTATGTGTAAGTCAAGAAGTTAGTGCTATTATCCGCTATTGAAGCCTCACTAACTTTAATCTTTTCTACTATGTTTATATTGCTAGACATAGACTCTTTATAGAGTATTTCTACTTCAGATACTTTTAGATTATCTACTAACGTATTAATAGGATACTCACAAGGTATTCTTAAGCTAACTTGAGTAACGTCATTTTCCATTATCTCATTGTTGATCGTAGTTTGACCAGCTTTAGCTACTTGATCTATGTAGTTGTTTGGACCTTCTTTTGATTTTTCACTATCTACTTCTTTTGTGAAATATCCACCTTGTTTAGGTATAAAAACTTCTTGAGTAAATGGAGATATTAAAGAATGCTGTCCATCATCATATCTAAACCTATACGCAAATCTTACAAATTTGTCTTCTAAAAAAGCGCTATCACCTATAAATTCAGCATTATAATACTTGTTAGGCCAATGTATAGTAAGAACATCGTCTGGCTGTACAACGTCAGAAGCATTAGTAATAGGACTTATAGTTCCGTTTTCAAGCGATGTTAACTCGGCTATTAAAAAATATCTACCAGTAGTATTTGGTTGAGGATTACCAGCCATATGTATTATATAATACTTATTTGGATCTAACCTTGGATGTGTAACTCTACAGTAAAGATTAGCAGCATCTCCAGTATTTTTAGTTAGTTTTCCTGGTATCATACGTGCTGGGAAATTTGAACCAGTGTTTGTGGTTGCAGGGTTGTAAAGATAATTATAAGGAGATCTACTACCATATTCAAATATAGATCTTGCATATCCATAATTATTTGCTGTAGTATCTGTATAGTAAACATTACCTGATGTAGTAGCAGCAGCGTGTACAGTAAGTTTAGTTTGGCCCTCTTTTAACCATGGAGAAGATACGTTTTTAGATGTAGGACAATTGAAACCTACAACAACGCTAGGTGCTATATATGAACTTGTAGTGATAGTAGTAAAAGCACTTAAGTCTCTGTCTGGAAATATCATTAAGCAGCCTGAAAAATCTCCTGGAAAAGTATAGCTTCCGGTTGTTGGAGTTTCATAAACATATGCTACTTTAAAACTAATAACATCACCAGGATACGAGCCACTTGTTGCTATCATCCAGGCATCTAAACCAATGTTGTTTCTTAAAATATCTTTTTGAGACTCAGTCAACGAGCTAGCTTGTATTAATATTGGACTATACAGAGCGTTAAATTGTACATCACCTAAAGTTCTAGCTTGAGTTGCACTTATAATAGTTGTTTTTATACTGAAAGTTTCACTAAGCTCCATTGGCTTATAAGGATAATATTTTACTACAGAAACATGATCTTCGTGTGTATAATATGTATTATTGTTTTCAGCTGTAACTACATTTATTACTCTAGGTTGATTTCTATCATCAGTCCAAAATAATAAATCTTCTATCATTACCGTGTCTAGTATAGGGCTATTAATTGAGAAATTTAAAAACCTACCTCTTACTATTATTATAGTATTTTTAGTAACAGTATCAACCATTATTATTCTACTTTGGTCGTATCTGTTTGGAGGAAAATCAGAAGTTATAGGTTGAAAGTTTGATATTTGATCATCAGAACTATCTTGCCAATTAGTAACAAATAAATAAACTTTATTTGTTTTTTCATTTATGTGCCAGCCGATACATCTTGAAGTATAATTATCGTAACTAGCTATATTACTTCTATTAAGTGGAGGTACTGATGGTTTATTATTTTCTACAGGTATTAAATTAATACCTATACTACTTAATACTTCGTTGCCTAATATATTTTCTAAAGCACCAACATCATCTGATTCAGATCTTGATACGGCAATATTTTTACCGTCTCTGTACTCGTCAGCGCCCAATAGTCTAGCGTCTAAGTCTTTATTCATCTTAGACTTAGTAAATGTGTGTTGAAACTTTTTTTGCATTTAATTAGTGTTTAAGCCACTTTGATTGTCCTCTAAAAGTCTGAACTATCTCGTCAAGCTTTAAGTTTTGTATTCTTAACTTTGCGTTTCTTGTTTTAACATAAGAGTCTCTCTTAAAAAATCCTTTAGTAGCACCATCAATATCTCTTCTAGTCATACATACTCTGTTTAATATCTGAGCATATAAAGCTTCTTCTACCATCTTAGGCACTATAGAGTTAAGTGTATAGGAAAGACCGTCAGAGATATAACTTAATTGTATTACTTTATTTACTAAATTGCTACTAAAACTAAACTTACCTGTTCTTTCGTTTATACTAAACCAACCATTTGTTTGTGATACCTCAGCATCTAAGCCATATCTCTGTCCGTATGCTTGTTTCCACCATACATAATCAAAAACACCTGCAGCACTGTAAGCATCGTAATTTCCAACTATATCATCTTGATTAGCTTTTTTCCACTTATCTTCTATTAAAGATTGAGAAGCTTCTAAGTTGGTATCGTAGCTACTTTGTGATGGTATACCTGTAGCTCCGTCAGTTATAGGAAGTTCGTAGGGATTACCACTAAGGCCGTTTAATGGATATATAGTATGAAGAACACCTGAAGTATCTGCCCAAGCTACTCTAGTATAGTTAACATAATCTTTAGGTATTGGTACACTTAATCCCGTAGGAACAGTTAGCTCTTGAGATTTATAAGCTTTTAAAGTGTCATAAGATAATTCTTGCATTGCTCTTCTTGCGTGAAATAAAACTTGTTTTCTTTGCAAGCTTTTTATCATTTGATCATCACCAACATATATGTTTAAAAAATTATCTATTACTTCGTTTAAAGTTAAATAACTGTAACTACCCCAGTTATCTCCTCTAGCTATGTCAGTTAATTGTAAAAATATAAACTGACCATTAGGCACAGCTGACGCTTGAATATTCTTTAATTCAATTGTGTTGTTTGTAGTATTTGTGACTATTATATTTTCAACAGGTATTTGATTAGTTGCACTAGGTATAGTAGTCGATGTAGCTAGTAAATGCAAAGTAAAATTACCCGTGTCTCTAACTTGAGTACCAAAGACATCATAATTACTAATTAATACAGTATTTAAATCTGGAAAACTCCAAACCATTTTATTTGCACCAGAAGTATTTTGTATAGGTCCATATTGCCCTGCATAATATTGCGCGTCGTTTTCTGTTATTGGAATTGTAGCGGATGTCTTAGTCATGTGTTAGCTTTTTTCATTTACATCTTGCTGGTTAGAAAGACCAGCGGCTGTTTGTACTATTTCTGGATCTCTTATTATAACACCAGCATACATTAATATTTTTGTAATAAGCTCTGTTTGATCTACGTCTGATATTTCAAAATTCTTACTAGTTCCATTAGATACTGGGTCAAATATATATTGACCTACACTTCCGACAGTGTAATTCCAAACAGGATCAATTGGCTTCTTAACATACTCTAGTGTATAAACTTTAGCAGGTGAGCCGTTGGCTCCAGCTGCAGCCGACGCTATACCAGGTAATATTTTTATATTTGTTCCCTCTATATAGCATATAGGATAATCTTCAGTGGGAGTTGTTAATGGAGAACGTCTATACGAAAGAAAATCGTGACGTGTGACTTTTTCTACTTCAACCGGTAAGTTTGAACCATTAGTGTATTCTAGCATGCCAAATCTATGAACAGCAGGGTTTTGTGCTGAAAAATCATATTGACCAAAACTACCAGATAATGCAACGGTAACCGCTGCTGATGTTTCAAATGTAGCTATTTTTTCTCTAAGAAGTTTAACACGATCAGCATATTCTGTAGTTTCTTGTGGTACTCTTAACATTTGATTTAAATCTTCAAAGTAACTTTCAAATATTTCTAATTGTACTTGTCTGCCTAAATTGTTAAATTCAAAAGGCGTTAAGTAACCTCTTTGCTCTTTATTAAGAATACTTAATACAGTTGTATATACCGTGTTTACGTCTATCATAGTGTATGTTTAAAAAAAAGGGTGGCGTATACCACCCTATATTATAATCACTTGTTATTTTAGTTTTTTATCTATAGATCGATAAACTTCTAAACCTTCATCAGTTTTAAACCACGCAGCCATAGCTGAATATGGATTCTCATCAAAAGGAACGTTCATTAATTTACGACCATTACTAGCCCAAGTAAAAGATCTGTTATCAGGACTTAAGCTAACTATACCAGACTCAACTGCTACTATAGCAAAGTTTCTAAGTATTACATTTTCATCATTAGCTAAATCTAAAAACAACTCTGGTTGTTGTTTAGCAAACAATAGTAAATCTCTTCTTAATTCTTTAGAAGATAATTTTGAAACTTCTGATCCTACTTCTACTCTTAACACTGCTTCTGCTTGGTCTATATCCATTTCATAAGCTGTGTTTAATGCTTCTATTTCGTATTCTAAATCTTCCATCTCTGTTTCTGCTTGTAAGACGGTATCAAATTCTCGAAATATTTTGTCATTATGTGGATGTATATTTAAAAACTCTTGCAAGTTTCTTTTTTCTTTAGGTACAAATAAATGCCCATTGTTAAATACAATGTGCTTTAAAGTTATCTGCCCTTCTTGTTCATCTACAAAAATACTTTTTTGATTTGTAGCATATCTCATTTCTCTTTCATAACCTTGTTTTGGATCAAACCAAACTAAAGGGTATCTTTGTGTATGCTTACAAGGTAATGTGTAAGTTAGTGGGGTTTTATTACCTATAAGATAGTAATTTCTATCTTTATATTCCCAGTTATCTACTGGCTTTTTTACTACAGGCGCGGCCTTTTTGACCGGAGCCTTTTTTTCTTTTGTTTCTTCCATAATATAATATAATATAAATTAATAAAGACCCCGCCGAAGCGGGATCTTAAGTATAACCTTAATTATGATATAGCTGCATTAAGCTTTAACGTAATTACCGGCGTAATTGTACCTACTAGTACTCCAGTAGCAGTTACTTTTTGTTGAACAATTGGCCCAACTAAAGCTGGTCCGCTTGTTCCCATTGCATTACCAAACGCATTTACAAATGCATCTAAGTATTCTGCCTCAGTCAAAGTGAAAGAGTTAGAAGCACCTTTAGTATAGACAATATTAGCTTTTGCTAACTTGTTTGATCCCATATCTAAAGCATAGATAACATCAATTGTAAGTGTGTTACTTGATATTGCTGCTGTAAGTTGTAATATGCTATCAGCTTGTACAACTTTATTTGTTGTTAGTTTTACTAAACCCATAATTTCTATATTTTAAATGTTAATAAATAATTAAGCTCCTTTAAATAACACGAAGTTATTAGCAGCTTGAGTTACTAAACATCTTTCAGATAAGAAATTAACTCTCATTGTATCAAGATCAGAAGTGTAAGCTCCACCAACTGAACCAGTGATCCAAGCTTTGAATCGTCTGTCTTCAGTTTCAGAAGCTCTAAATCTTACGTGTAAGAAAGGACGTCTGATGTTTGATCCTAACATTTGATCATATACTGTAGATGTACCAGCTGGTATCATAACACCATCAATAGCGCTAGACATACCTCTTGTAGTAGCATCATTTAAGTATTTCCAGTCAGTTTTATAGAAGTCATAAGAACCTCTTCTAAAACCAGAGAAACCAAAGTTAAGTGCCATTTCAGCTTCATTGTCAAATAAACCGTAAGAAGCAGCTGTTGTTGAAGCATAACTACCGTTTGTAGCAGCTAACATATCATCAAAATCAAGAGCAGTTTGTCTTGATAAGAATAACATATTTTCTTCAATAGCACCTTGCTTATCTAGTTGTTTTAGTATTTGATCAAAATCTGCTAAAGCACCTGAACCAGGAGCAGCAGCACCAGCAAAACCAGAGTATACATTACCTCTTGCTTCGATAGCAGCAAATAAACCTTCAGTACCTTTAATTTCAGAACCATTTGCTCCAGCAGGACCAAACCCAGTTCCAAAAGTACCAGAGTTATCATCTTTTACACCTTCAACCATTGACATTTCTAGATAGTCTTCAAATCTTAGTCTAGTTTCAGACTCAGCTTTTAGATACCATAAGTATCCAGAAGTACCGTCTTCAGTAGCAACTTCGATCCAACCAATTTGAGCTGTATCAGATCCACTTAACTCGTAGTTATCTTTTAAGATAATTGGAGAATTAGTGAAAGTAGTTACATTAGGCTCAATAGCTTGCTTCATTCCTTCACTTCCTTTTGGAAATTCAGAACCATAAACAAATAAACTATTTGAACCAGATGTGTTAGTTAAAGCGCTTCCTTCATAAGCGTGACACTCTAATGTATAACCATCAGAAGTACCGTTATCAGTATTAGATAATACTAAAGCTTTAAGTGTTACTAATCCAGTAGCGTTGTCAGAAATTAAAATTGTGTTACCAACTCTAATACCTGAACTAGCTGGGTTACCAGCACCTTTAGTAATAGTTACTCTAAACTTAGGAAAAGCTTTACCGCCAGCTGCAACAGCAACGTTGTCATATGCTACGTGTAATCTATTTTGTTCAGACCAAATTACTTGATCCGATGTCATTGGCATCTCAGCGCCAACCATTCTTAGGAAGCCAGATAATGTTCTGTTTCCGTATCTCTCTACTTCTTGCTCATAAAGCTCAGGTAGATATTGTTGTGCCCATTGTCCACCAGTTAAGTTATTAAAATCTATGTAGTTGTCTTGTACAGTGACTTGACTTGGCATAGGTGTAATACTTGCTGGAAATGAACCTCCATTTACAAAACTCATGTTCTATTTTTTATTATGATTTTTTATTTTTGATTTTCAACCTAGAACTATCAACACCAGTTATTGCTTTTACTTTCCAACCATTAGACAAAGTCGCCTCTGTAGCTAAAGGTTTTGGATCTTGATTAATGTTTTTAGATTTTGCAATAACATCTCTAGTAGCATCGGCCTTGCCTTGCTCATAAAAATGTTGTGCTAATCTATCAGCATTTCTCATAGCGTAAATAGCTTTATGGTAGCCGTCCAAATCTGTTATGCTTCCTGTTTCATCAGTAAATTTACTAATAACTTTTGAAACATCAGTTTGAGCGTTTGCCATTTCAGTTGGATTAGAAACACTATACCTAAACGCTTTGTCTCCTAAGTTAAATTCAAAACCTTTGAATTTATTAGTGAAGAAGTCCTCAGTGTTTTTAACAAAGTCATTTCTTTTCTCTTGTATGGTTTGTTGTTCTTGGTTGTATCGTTGGAAAAAATCCATTGCTTTTTTCTGCTCATTAGTAACAGATGGCCTCAACTTGATTTCATCATAATATTTACTTTTCATTTGCTCTAAAAAGTTCTTGGCTTTCGCAACTTCTTCTTTGTATGCAAGCTTTTGCTTACGTACAAATCTTTCTTCGTCCGTCTCTTCATCAAACTTAAAATTATCCTCCATTACAAAGCTAATTTCATCGTCCGTAAGATGCGGTCTAGTCTTTTTATAATATTCTCTAACAAGTAAACTGTCATCGAACTTAGTGTAATCTTTATTTAAAGTAACATAATCTTCAACAGTTCCACCTGTTTCTTGCATAAAATTTACAAGCTTTTCTACGTTTTTAGGCAGTTGCACACCAGAAACTCTTTCGTCTCTAATAGCATCTTTTGCTTGCTTTTCTAATTTATCAGCTTCTTTAGAAACTGGTTTTTCTTGAATTACCGTGACCTCTTTGTCTTCATTTTTGTCTTCGACTTTTTCTGAGGTAAGCTCTTCAAGTTTTGATTCGGGTGCTCTCTCCTCCACTTTTTCCACATCTTTGGTTTGTTTATTCGCATCCACGACTCCTGTGCTTTGCTCTGGAACGGCATCTTCTTTTATTTCTAATTTAGTTACTTTTTTATCCTGTGATAACTTTTTAGGTCTACCAGGTTTTCTTTTCATTTTAAATTCCCCTTCTTGAGGAACATCTTTTTCATTTGCCATAATATAATATAATATAAATTAATAAAGTATTACATACCTTCAGGTAGTATACTATCTAGTGGATCTTGTAAACTCTCGATAGACGATGGATCCTCAAAGTCTATTGCATCTAATTGTTTTTGTTTTTGATTAGCTATAGCACTTTGTTGAGTGCCAACTATTCTAGCTCTTTTATCTTTTCTATCTTCTATATCTTTTTCTCTTCGAGTTTCAATACCTATTTTTTGCTCTCCAAGTTCTTTGTTATACATAAACTCAAGTTCCATTAACTCACGTTTAATTTGAGCTTCAACTCTCATACGTTCTACTTCAAAGCTAGATTTACCTTTTTCAAACTTTAGTTTAGTATCTAACACCGCTTGTTGCTTCTGTACCTCTGCCATAGCAGCAGCTTCACTAGCCTCGGCATTTGCAGCTGCCTGAGCTTGTATGTTTGCCATATTAGCAGCTTGAGCGGCTTCAGCAGCTTTCTTACGTTTTAGCTTAATCATTTGATTAGCCAACTTAAGATTATTTATTTGTCTAATATCAATAGCATCTTCTAGGTTGATACTGCCACTAGCAAGCGCTGCTTGAATATTAGCTTCTAACATTTCTTTTTCTTGTTCATCTGGTACCAAGTCCATGTATAAACCAAAATCATACAAATGTATATTTCGTAAATCATCTAATTGACCAACATTCCAAGTTGATATACTATTTTTTAAAGCTTCTTCAGTTAAAGCAAACTCTATACTATCTGCAGTTCTCAACACTATGTTTTCACAAGTTCTTACTGTAAGGTATAAATAAGCATTTAATACATGCTTAGTAGCTGTGTTTGAGTTAGCAGCAGCAAGTTTTTGTAAACCAACTAGCGAATCTGAATTTGGCTGACTACCGTCTCTTGCTTCATTAAGTCCGGTTACATCTCTTATCATTTGCAAATAGTATTGATAAGTTTGTATTAAAGAATTTATTTTACCACCACCATCACTTTTGACTAACTCTTGTATTGGCACTCTACCATTATTAGGGTCACCTTCAGTAGTCATCGATCTACCTAATATACTACCAGTTTGAAAATACATATTTAAAGCTTCTTTAGCGTTATATGTAGTTCCATTACCTAAATCTACTTCTGCTAGCCCATCAACATCTAAATAAACACCATCAGGTATTACCTTAGATATTACTTGTTGTATTTTTAAATGAGTTAATTGTATCATGTCTGCAAAACCCATCATACGGCTTACTAAGCTTTCTATTCTACCATGATACATTTTAGGTGCACATATGTTGTAGTTCATGTTAACTTTAACTAAGTTAGATTTTGGCCTTGTCATATTTTCAGACATCTTCCAGTCTAACATCATATCATAACCTAGAACTTTAGCACCACTATATAAAACCTCTATTGATCTACTAACTCTATCAAAGTTATCATTTTCTTGTGGATTAAAAGTATCTGGTTTTTCTAAAGCTTTTTCTAGACCTGTAGCTGTCTTTTTAATTTTAAACACTTGTTCACTATATGTCTTGTACTCGAAGTACATTATATATATAGCATTACCATCTCTTCTACCATTGTAATTATACAAGTAATTACTATTGCCTTGATACTGTTGTAATCTTTCTAATTCTGAATCTGTTAAATTAGGAAACTGTTTTTTAGCATCAGCTAAAGTAACAGGTTTAACTTCACCTACATACCATAGGTCTTCAAAATTTGGATCCTCACTATAAGAATAAACCATGCGGGCTGGATCAACATATTCTACAGTAACACCTTCAGCTTTATTAAAGTTGGTTTTAACAGCACTCATACCTAGCACTACTAAATCTTCAAGTAATCTTTTCTTTGTTAAATCATACCTATTCATTTGAAGCGAATTATTAACCGCTTCTTCACAAGCTATTTCTGAAGCCTGCTTATAACTTAACTGCATGTGTAAGTCTAGCTCATCTTTGTTTTCAGGTAGATTTGAAGGATTTTCAGTATTAAATAAATCTAAATTTAAAGTTTGCTGTAAAGAAACTAAAAAATCTTTAGCCTGCATATCTCTTAATATATCTTCGGCATACTTAGATCTTTGTTGTCTTGATTCTGGATCTTGAGCAAAAGCTTTTATGTCGTAGACTTTATCATCCATACCATTAACAACTATATCTACAAACTTAGGTATTATAGGAACTGGTTTCCAGTCTAAATTAAGATATGATAAATCACCATTTATAGCTAATTCATCTTTATACTTTTGTACAGGTTGTTCAGCTCTTGAATAAAGCCTACGCATCCTGAAGTTATTATAATTAGTATTAAATCTGTTTTCAACTCCAGATCTTGTTCCGCTAAACCAATCACCTTCTATAGCCATTGCAACTTGCCTGCCATAATCAATGCTTTGTTTAACCTCATCAGGTACTATCTGATCTGGAAAAGAGCTATAAGTGTTTGTAATCTTCATTTATTTTATTATTTGTGAAATAGATCCTTTATTGTTGTATCTACGTATGCCTAAACTAACAGGTGTTATATTTCTTACCGCAACAGGCCTATATTTATTCTTATTACAAGCCATAATTGCTAAACCAGAACTTATTGCAGCATCGTATTTAGTTCTATTATTTATGTTAAACCTTGCCCAGTCATCTAACGTTCTTTGGAAATACATATTACCATAACCCGTTTCTATTTGACCTACAAAGTTTTCAATATAATATTCTATTGCAGCAGCATGTGCTTGCTTAATGTCTTCGCTTGAGTTAGGTATTCCACCTATTTCTCTTTCAGCTATTGATAACTTGTTGTAAAGTTTATCTGGTCTATTCATACTAAAACCTCTGTATCCTCTACGCTTTAGGTAATATAATAATCTAGGTTTATTATTTTCAGCTAATAAAGGCATACCATAAAAATGCAAAGCCATTAAAACGTCTTCAAAGAAAATCTCAGCTGTTTGTGGTCTAGCTACATATTCTAAAAAAAATTGATTAGTAGGAGAGTTTTCCATACTAAACTTAGTTAATCCATGAAGTGCTCCTTTACTGCCGCGACCATCAACAGTACCGCTAATATCGTAAGAGTCACAGCCGAAAGCTCCAATATGTTCGTTACCTGGGTATTTAGTTCCATTTTTAATTATTACGTTATTTTGAATATTGAAGTCTGGTACCCAAGAAACTAAAAATCTACCTTTATTATTTGGCATGAACAACACCTTAGTATCTTTTATACCATTCTCCCAAGCAAAGTTTCCTTTAGTAATACTAATACTATTATTTAACTCTTCATTAAAATCAATTTGCTGATATATCTTTGTTAAATTAAATAAACTATCTCTTGTTTCGTCTCTAAAAGCATGTTGCTCTGTACGCGGAAACTGTCTGTAGTATTCATTTAAAGCGTCTTGATCATGCTTTAAACCTTCTACTTCGTTTTCCCAGTGCTTGATAACTCCTGTCGTAATAACCGAACCATCAATTGTTTTGATTGGATTTGTCGGAGATGTGAAGATAGGAAGTCCGTAAGTATCCATGAATCCTTCGTAGTTCCACTCCATAGGTATGAACAAGCTATAGAGTCCAGAAGTTGTTTGTCCGTTTTTATTTCTTTCAGTAACGTCTGAATTGTAGTATAGTTTTTTGAAATTGTCTCCACCTTTTTCTAAAGCATTTGAGGTTGAGCCCATCATACATTTACCTACAACTCTTGATCCTAGACGTAATGTAGTTTTTGTAACTCTCCAGTTATTTAATATATTATCAGGTCTTTCCCATTTACCACTTTCATCATGTGCTAGTATCTTTAGTTTCTCACCATCATAAGAGTTGTCACCAGTATTTTTCCAGTCAATAGTCGTATCAAGTCCGTCTAGCTCTTCTAGTTGCTCATTAGCTTCCAGCTTTCTTCTAGTAAGTTTGGATGCTGGAACCCTATATGCCAACTCAGTCTTTGGCCGATCCATACCGTCTTGAATTGGCTTGAAGAAAAACGGATAGTTAACGGATATTGGTACAACCTTATCTGTAAACATTTTTTTAGCATCTGCACCTGATTTACTGAGTATACCAAATCTTGAGTCGCTTGATATTGTGGCTTGATTAACAAGCTCTGCGCTCGCCATGAAGCTAAATCCAGATCGTCTGTTTTTAAGATAGCACATTCCGTAACATCTTGTGTCTGCTTTGCAAGCTTCCCAAAATATAAAAAATAATCTGTTTGATTCTCTATATTCCGGCGCTCCAATGTCGATCTTTGACCACTGCAAGTACATGTAATGAGTACCAGTAATGTAAGTATCAATACCATTGTTACAAAACCAAAATCCTTGTTCTCGTCTAGTAAATTCATTGTCAATATAATCGTACCATTTTTCTTTAAAGTCTAATGGATATTCCTCCCAATCAAATCTACTTTTTATTCTTTGTAGTTCTTTTGGATATTCAAATCTTTTCCAGTATTGTTCCTTTTGTTTTTTGCTTCGTTTATACGGTTCATCTGCTGTTGGTAAAGCAATGCGGAGACCTTGTATTTCGATAACTGATCCAATTTTACCTGTTTTACTTATTACTACAAAATCATACTCCACGTTATAACCATACTCCCATTTTTTATATCTGTTGTTTTTAGCTAATATCTTAGGATTTACAACGTCCTTAATTTCTTTCCAAAGCGTCTGTTCGTAACTCACTTACTTCTCCCTTCTGCAAAACCTTTAAATGATTTTACTTCTCTTTCTACCTTATTACTATCACCTGATAAAATAGATTCTTCCTCTTCTATTCTTTGTAGTATTTCAAAAGCATCCATTATGCATAGCTTTTTAGTTGCTGCAGCATTTTTTAATCTATCAGCTGATACATCATCATCCGTATGTGTAATGATTTTTTCTTCAGCTACTTTAATTAACTCGTCTACAGCTTTACGCCCAGCTCGGATTATGTTCTTTCTCGTTTCCTTCGTACTCATGAGTTAAAGCTATGTCATTTGATTTCATACAATATAAACGTTCATTATCAATGATAAATTCAAACTCAGAGTTTGGTGTAAACGTTACAAGTGTTCCAGGTGTTATTCCTACGGCTTCTAAAAAGCTATTAGTATATTTCATTATACCAACGTTAGGTTGCTCTTTATTAATGCTTAAATAATCTTTATTTAAAATAGGCTTTACAAAACAATAAGGCCCATGAGGTTTGTTGTTATACATATATATTTGATCAGGAGTACAAAAATATAAATCATTTTTAAAGTACATAGAGCTATTACGTTCTTTTCCTTTTTGATCATACCATCTTCTAAATATATTATGATGTACATACACATTGTCACCTGTCTTTATATGTGAGCTATAAGCAGCTGGCACCGATACAACAACTGCTTGCTTGCTCACAAATCGGTGGTTCTCTATGGTGGTATTTATGATAAGCGTTTTATCGCCTACCTTTCTTATATTATCGTACCTACTATTAAGAGGTTTGATAATAAAGTTATATAAACTTTTCATTAATATTTCAAATCGTACTCAACTGATATAGCCATATTACGATTGAACTTTTTCCAAGGAAGAACTTCTTTTGATTTTGTTATATATATATTATAAGACTGATCTTTATCATCAAATAATATATCTGATATTACATGGCCACCGTATACTTCTTGCTGTAATGAATAATGCATTGCATCGTTTTTATAATCTGATCCAATACTTATTTTTCTAATTACTGACATCTTTCTTCTTTTCTTCTCTTTTCCATTTACCAGTTGTCATATCAATGTTTATACTTCCATATTTTTCTTTTAAAATATCTTTAGTATTTTTAACAACTTCGTTAGTGTCAGCTAGCTCATGAAGTAATGCATGTTTTCTAGACTCTACATAGCCTATTTCACACATTATTCTGTTAACCTTGTCTTGTTGATTTTTAATTTCTTCAAACTCTTTATCATCTAATATTCCAGAGTCTACTGTTACTTTACTCATTTTATTTTATTTAATTATTAACCAAGAAGTATCTTTAAATTGCTTAATGTTGTTACCAAAAGTTTCTGTTACAGCTTGTTTTACAGTATCCCAACTATAATCATGTCCAGATATAATGCCACCTTTTTTAACGACTCTAATACAATCTTTAATATCTCTCAGCACATCTTCGTATTCGTGACTAGCATCTATATATGCAAAGTCAAAATATCCATCATCATAGCTATTTATAACATTGTAACTATAATCTTTAATATGATTTATAAAATCAAAATATTTTATATTATTATTAAATTCAGCTTCAACATCTTCCCATGTATAGCCAAATATATTGTTAAAGCTTTCTTTTCCCTCAAATGGGTCTATACATACTATTTCATTAAAAATACCAGAAGCAGCTGTTATCTTAGCAGACTCGCCCATGTAGCTTCCTATTTCTAAAGCTTTTGAGTTATCTGGTAATAAATTACTAATGTAATCTATTAAATGTAAAAAACCTAAAAACTGATAATTTTTATTACTACCGCTTTTACGCCATTCAAAGCACGCATTAAATCTTTGCGTTGCCACTAGTATATAGCTACACAGTCTGTTCCAACCTTTAATTTAGTAGCTAACATAGGTGTTTTATCACCTACAACTGTTCCTGGCTGCACGCTTTTAAATATCACGTCGTTACCAGCTTCTGTTGTAATAGTAATATCTTGAGCTGCAGATTTTCCGTTGTATATTACAACGCCTCTTTCTTCTGTGTTTGCTATTGCTCCTGTTCCAGCTGTTAAAGCTACAGCATCGTGACCAAAAACTCTAGGCTCTGAGGCTGTGTTTCCTATTAGTCCTCTCATGTTTAATTATTTATTTTTGTTATTTTTTCAGCACCACGACTTCCGAAGTATGCTACGTAAACTGTTACCAGTAATGTTTTTAATAAGCTTATCCAAGCATCATCCACATCAAATTGTAAATGAAAAGAATCTACAGCCATCATGAATACTGACGACGCAGTTAAAAATATAAGAGCTAAAGGTCTAGTATTTTTACTAAGCCAAGAGTCTGACTTCATATCAGCCCTCCATCTGCTTGATACTTCTTTTAATTCTTGAAGGTCTTGCTCAATAAGTTTCATAGCCTGCTCTTTATCAACTGGCTTAATCTTATTATCACTTGTTATAAGATTTTTTACAACACCAAGAGTTCCTTGATTAGGCAGTATGTCTCCAATAGCTTGCAGTACATTAGGCGCTTTGCTAGCTAGAAAAGCACCTACTTTAGTTTCTTTAAACGTCTTTTTTTCAGCCATTATTTTCTAAAAATCGTTTTATATTTATTTGCAAAATCTCCATATGTATCACTTTCTAAAAAAGCCTTATTTTTTTGTGATGTGTTATCACTAAATATTTGACCTCTAGCAATAGAGTTCATTTCGCGTACTGTTAAAGGTTTAGCTGAATTTTTAAGCGTTCCAGATTTATCATAATATTCAGCAGTGAAAATTTGATTCATCATGTTTTCTTTGGTACTTAAATTAGGGTCAAAATCAGGAGAATTTGGTGTACGTATATATTTTATTTCATTACCTTTTGGTCCCTTGCCTGAAAACGTTGCTCCTTTAACACTCATTGGTTTTGTGTCTCTCATGAACTGCGCTTTATTTTTTTGGAAGTTTCTCATATCAGAACTTAAATATTGATTATAGTTTGTTTTATTATCACCTACTTTCATATCAGCTGTTAAATCTTGACTTCGGAAATTACCATCTTTAATTTCATATATGTCACCTGTGCCAGGTGAATTAGTTGCGCCAGCTGTCTTCGTGCCAAAAAATTTATTAAGCTTGTTATCATATCTTATTTGATCACCTTGGTATGGTGATTTAGGTGGATCTCCATCTGAATTACCACTTATGTCAGTATCATTTGATATTTCAAAAGCACCAGGTCCAAATCTTTTAACCATTGATGGGCCAAACTTTTCATTCATAGAAACTTTTTCAGTATCTGCAGTTCTACGCTTTCTACCCATTTGTTTTATAAAAGACAAAGGTGTGTCAGACTCATACATATTAGGTGGTCCCGTTAGTTTGTTAGGTTTAGGTCTCATATCTTTTTGTTCTAAATTATCTCCAGCTTTATAAGCGTTTTTCTCCCAAGGTAAAGACTTGTCACTTTCATCAAAGTTTGTTCTATTTACTTTTTTAACACCTTTACCATCTAAGTTATGATATACAGCATTATCATCATAATCTAATTTACCATCCATCATATCCCTAAGATGATGCTCTTCATGTGATTGAGCATTTTCTCTTATAGGATCATTTGGTTTAATATTTTTATTAATGATCATGGTTCCGTTTTTATTAGCTTTAGCGACTAAACCACTATCATCTTGCATGTTGTCAGGCATAAATGGAACCTCATATCTAGCTACTGGATCTACATCCATTGGGCTTTTAAGTTTAAAACCTCTTCTCGTTTTTTTCATAATTTTATTTTAACATTTCCATCTTTTTCTAGCTGCTTTGCCTCTTTCACCAGTCCAACCTTTTGATCTAGCGCAAAATGATTTTCTTCTTTTAGCTGCTTTACTACCTGGCTTAACCTTGCCTGTTACAGGTGCTGATAAGGTGCTTCCTGGATTTTTTGCTTTATATTTTTTTCTTCCAGCAGCTGTCATTCCAGCTCCTTCTTTTACAGATAAGAAGTTTCTACCTTTACCTTTTGTTGTTTTACGTAGAGATGGGCCACTTGATTTTACACAGCTACCTTTTGAACCTGGTCTAGTACCCGGAACTCTTTTATAACCTTTCCAACAAGATAAACCACTTTCCATAATTTACAATTTTCTACCTTTTTTGTCTACTTTAACCTCTTTAACTATTACTTTAGGTCTTTTATTTTGCAAAGCTTCTAGTTGTCTATTAAGCTCTTCTAGCTTACCATCAGCTTCTGTGCCATCTTTAATCATACTAGCAGTTATACTAACTTCTTCTTTTAATATGTCTTGAGTTTGCTCAAGCATTTCTACTTGATCTTTCAACTGCATGATCATTTTTTCATTCCACTTTTCTTTTAATTCATACTCTAAACGAGATACTTCAACTGGTGGTAAAGTTTTAGCTTCCGCTATGTCTTCTTGTAAAGTATAATACATACCTACTATTGTAGTAGTAAACATTATTATCCCAATTACAGTTTTTATATCAATTTTAAACTCAGTGTTTTCAGATATTTTCATACTCCTCTGTCGCGTTAAATGATGGGCAAGCTTTATTAGCAAACTCATTGTGTGAATAAATAATAGCTTCAGGGTACATCGCTTTCAAAGTATAAAGCACAGACAATAAAGCATCTTTTTGATTTTCTGTTCTAGTATCTTTCGGGGTCTTTCCATCTTCTTCAACGCCGCCACAATAGCATATTCCGATAGAATTACGGTTATGCCCTGAACAATGAGCCCCGATTTTAGCTATATCTCTACCACCGTGTATTTCACCGTTTATGTCGATGTAGAAATGATAGCCTATATCTGACCAGCCACGACCTTCAACGTGCCATTTTCTTATAGTGTCAACACTTATGTCTTGGCCTTCTCGTGTAGCTGAGCAGTGAATAATAATTTCTTTTATTGCTCTCATTTTTTATTCTTTAATAAATACCACTTATGTGCAGTATAACCTAATGTTGTTAATAACAATAGTATAGATAATACAGGCTCTAGCCATCCTAGACTAACAACCGTAGCTGATGTTATATTTAAACAATACAGCTTTAAATCATCTAATGTATTCATCTTTGAGCTAATAAAGCAGGATTTCCCTTGTACTCTATATTGTCAATTTTTCTTAATGTAGGTGTGATAGTAGAATTATTAGATCTCATAATTCTAGTTCCTAAAGGCTTGCATCCACACTTTAGTTTTTTGCCTGCTGGCTTTTGATTTTGCATAATTTACTTATTTACGTTTATATTATTGCTGTATTATTATAATCACATAATATTTAAATGCTTTTACACATTGTCATATTTTCTTTTTTTCTTGTGATCATACTTTAAATCACCAGCTAATTTAGATATATGCTTCTCGTCATTAAGCATTTGTCTCTTGCTACCACCATGCTTAGCATCGTAGTTTACATCTCTTTTTAAATAACTCATGTGAGCTGCATCATCTCTTTCTGCTGCATTAACATTTTTCTTAGTTACTTTAGTGTTCTTACCGTACATGCCAGGTTGCTTGTAATTAAAAGACTTTAACTTAGCTTGTCTTTTAGCATCTTCTCTAGAGCCAAGTATTCTGCTGGCTTTTAAGTCTTTTTTATCACTTTTGTCGTAGTTTTCTCTTATTTTTTGACCAGCTAGAGCTTCTGTTATTTTTCCTGCTTTTTTCTTTTCAATTATCTTACTTGATTTTTTGCCCATCTTATCAAGAGATTTATCATTTCTTTTTCTAACTCTATCGTTTCTTTTCTCAGTTTTTCTTGCAGCCATTTCTTCTTTTGTGCCTCTTGGTTCTTTACCAAACATACCTGGAGCAGCTTCTATCTTAGCTTTTAAATGATCAGGTAATTTATGTTGATCACCTACTAAAGCTTTACTTGGGCCATCATACATTCCAAAAGTAGAAGTTTGAGGAGTTGAACCAGCACCAGCATATAAATCAGCATATTTGTTGGCTGATTGATCTTGAACCATATCTCCATAATTAGTTGGTGGTGTAGCATTTGTAGCTTGACCAACACCTGAACCAACGCCTGAACTCATGCTTGAAGTTGGCTGTGGGCTAGGTATACCAGGGTCACTAGCTATGCTACTCATTAATTTTTCTTGTCCAAACTTAGCCGCTGAAACTTTGTTATCAGGCTGCATAATGTTAGGGTTATTTTCTAGCACTTTTCTGTTCTGAGGTCCTGCAGCTCTATTTTTCATTACTTCAGCTTCTAGCATTCCGCCTTGTTTTTCTGGCATTTGAGCAACCATAGGAAAAGCAGATCCTTTTCTTCCAACTTGCTGTATGTATTCTATTTTTTTAGCAGGCCTGCTCATGCAGTAAGCTGACATACCTTTTAATGTATCTTCGTTCATAGGTTTAGTATTATCTTGTTTAGGCTCTATAATATAGTTAGTACCATCTGCAGTCTCATTTCTAACAGGAGATAGTTCTGCTTTTTCTTTTTGTTTAAGATCTATCTTTAATCTTTTACTTGCTAGTGTCATATTATTCTTTTATCTCTATTGGCAAATGATATAGCTTTAGCTGTAACTTTCCAAGAGTATTTATTACTGTTGTTTAATTTTTTAGTAGGCATTTCTTCTTCACCTAACATAATACGGTACATACGACTAATTAGTTGTTTACACTTATAGGAAACTTTATATATATGATATTTTTGGGTAGTGCGATTTCGTTCTCTCCACACAACAATCCACCCTTGTTTCAATAATCTGTTCCAGCGTCTATTATCCCAACTATATGAGTACGTACCTTGTTTAAAATCATGTTTTGTAAAGTGGTCTAATGCGTCTAAATATATTAACAGTTCTAAGTCTGCATCATTTAGGTTGCTAGTTTTACAAGCCCACTTTCTTATTATTCTATAATGTTTGAGTAAATTTAATTCTTTTAAATCACTAGATGATAATCTTCTCATCTACATACAATTTTTTCTATAGAAAGACTTATGCGTCTTACCTTTGCTTTTAAGTTTAATACATTTAGCATCTTGTCTTGCAACTTTCTTTTGACCTCTGTTAGATTTCTTAGCGGATCTTTTTTCACCTCTAAGTTCTTTCATTGCTTGTCTTTTTTCTTTGCCTGATAACCTACTTTTTATATCTGCTTTGTCTTCTTTGAACTTATCTTTTATCTGGCCTTTATTTTGTCTAGATTCAGCACGTCTTTCCTTGCCAGTCATATCCATATTGTAGTCGTCAGTATAAATTAAGTTACCGTCTTCATCTCTCATCTCTGGATCATACTCACCATCTCCTTCATCTTCTCCCTCGTTCATACTATCTCTTAATGCTTCTAATGCATCTTTCTCTTCTGCTAATTTAACTCTTTGAAAAAAATCTCCAACTTCACTTCTTGAATAGTCTGTATTTGATGGTACTAAGTCAGTGCTTGCGTCTTTTTCTCTATCGGTAGCTACGGCTACTGGTCTATCATTTGCGTCGTCTGATTCTTCTAAATCTAATGCTTCGGTCGTGCCTGCCGTTATAACAGCAAAAGGTGAATCCCCACCTTTAACCATAGACTTAAAAGAGTTTGCAAAATTACCGCCGTTATATTTTATACCTTTACGCAATCTACTCATAACTTATATTATTACTACAACGTCATTTTCTTTTATAACCTTGTATTGTTTGTTTTTTATTTCTATACCAAAACCAGATGCTTTGTCATAATATATTTTATCACCAGCATCTACATCTATTACATCGGTACCTGGCTCTATAACTAGAGCCTTGCGGTACCTTATATCTTCTCTTTGCTTTTCAGCAAGTATTAAACCTCCTGTAGTCTTAGTGTTTGTATCCTTTATAGGTTTTATTACTATATATTTGCCTACTGCTTTCATATTCTAATATTGTTTATTACACAATCAGTAGACAGTATAGTAGTCGCTACAGAAGCCGCATTTTTTAAAGCGCTTTTAGTAACCAACAAAGGATCTATTATTCCGGCTTTTACCATATCTACCGTATTTCCTGTAACCACGTTTAGTCCTCTACCGTCTTCGTCTGGATCAACATATTCTGTTATACCAGCATTACGCAATATTGTTTCATAAGGTTTACGTATAGCGCAATATAATACTTCTTCACCTATGTTTGATGGTTTTAAATTTTGTGAAGCATTTAGTAAAGCTATACCACCACCTGGCACTATACCTTCTTTAACTGCGGCTTTAGTAGCACAAATAGCATCTTCTACTCTGTCTCTTTTTTCTTTTAACTCTAGTTCAGAGTTAGCACCTACTTTAACAGTAGCTACTTTAGCTTTTAATCTAGCTAGTCTTTTTTCTATTCTAATTACTGTATTAGGATTTTTGTTGCTAGATAATTCTTTTTTAAGTCTATCTACTATTTCTTTTACTTCTTCGTTGTCGTTTAAATCTACTTTTAATAATGTATCACTTTTATCTGTTATAGATTTTAAACATCTACCTAAGTGATCCACACTTACAACGTCCATATCATCACCTAAATCTTCATTAATTAATGTAGCTCCAGTAACAGCACATAGATCTTCTAATATCTCTGCTTTAGTTATACCATAATGAGGAGCACTTATAATGTTTACTTTTATGTTGCCCTTAGTTTTATTCATAGCTAATGCACTTGATACTTGAGTATCTACATTACCTATTATCAATAAGCTTTCATTATGTTTTATAACATACTCTAATACACTTTGTATTTTTCTAACATTATCTATAGTTGACTCTGATATTAATACAAGTGGATTATTTAATTCACATACGTTTAATTCTTTATTAGTAACAAAGTGGTTGGATGTTAAACCGTGTTCATATTGTACGCCTTCTATTAGTTCTACGCTTGTGTCAGCTTTGTCAGTTGTTTCCATTATCACAACACCTGTTTCATTTACTAACTTAAAAGCTTTACCTATAATAGATCCTAACTCTTGATCATTGTTTGCAGATATAGTAGCAACTTGATCTATCTTATCACCTGTTACTTTTTTAGAGCTCTTAGTTATGTACTCTAGAACTTTAGCAACACCGCTGTTTATACCTTCTTTCATAGCTCTAACATCATCTAACAATGAATGTTCATTAGCTTGTTGAAGCATAGCATGAGCTAGTATGGTTGCTGTGGTTGTACCATCTCCAGCTTCTTTAACAGTTCTTTGTGCAGCCTCTTTAATTAATGTTGCTCCAATATTTTCTAACGGATCTTGTAGTGTTATTGAGTTTGCTACTGTAACTCCGTCTTTTGTTATTTGTGGATGTCCGTTACTATCTTCTAGTATAACACATTTACCACTTGCACCTAGCGTTGAACCTACTGCATTAGTAAGTTTTTCTACGCCAGTTAAGACCTGGCTTCTGGCTGTATCACCAAAAGCCAAGTCTTTTACTAACTTGATTTCTTCCATATTAAATTTAATTGTATTTTATTTATTCAAAAGTTTTTACTACTTTTGGTCCTTTTACAAACTCCAGTTTCTTTTTGTAATGAGCTATTGAAGCGTCTATAGCGTCTTCAGCTCCTGGTAGTGTTTCTCTTCTAGTAACATCTATCCATTGTTCTTTTTCAGGATGTTTGTATTCGGTTTGATAAAAGCCATTTGGTAATTGAACAACTCTCCAGTTGCTTTTGGTAGTTATTGATTTCCATAGTTCAATGGTTTTTTCATCTGGTGGTGGTGCACTAGACCACGTGTTAGTGCGGGTATATAAAAATGTCATTTGGTTAATTTGCTTTTGCTACATTTTTCAATGGAGCGGTTTGTAATGTTCCGTCTTTTACTTCTTGAGGTACCCAAGAAAACAATCTTGTATCTGCTACATCATGTAGTAAGATGGTCTTGTCGGTTACTTTCCAGTCATAAAAGTACTCATAGCCAAATAAGGCTACGTCTGGTTGCATAAACTCTATAATAGCGTTGTTAAATAGTTTACCACCATTAGCCCACTTAGTATCGTCATATGTATTTAAACAATCATCTATAACTCTACTATTTGGTATGGCTCCATATATTGCACAATCTATTAAAGTATTATGGTTTTGTGTTCTTTTCATGCCAGCAAAGAAACAGTGTCTATCTGTTAAATGCTCATACACATGATCAAACGATTTTATTGGCTTACAGTCTACATCTAAGTATATGCCGCCAAATTTTTCTAGTAATAATAACCTTATTCTATCACATATAAACGCAGCTGGTATTCCAGCTTCTGGTTTAATATATTCTATTAAATAAGGATCATCTTTAAATTCTTCAAAAACTTCATTACCCCACAATCTATAGGCGTAATCTTTGTTTAGTTCTTGTAGTTCTCTACAAAACTGTGCGCAGTGCTCTGGTATAGGATTATCGCCTATCCATAGCTGGTGTATTATTTTTGGTATCATTTAATTTAATTTAATTTAATTATCCTCCCCAGTTTCTTCCAGCTCCTGATCCTGATCCTGAACTTGAACTCATATTAAATGATGGATCTTTTCCTAAGTCTATTTCTGGTTCTTTATTTTTATTATTAGAAATCCACTCGCCATCTGCTAGGCTTATGTTAACGTTTCCGTATTTCTTTTCAAGAATTTTAGTTAAATTTTCTTGCTCAATAGTTACTTTTTTTAACTCTTGTTTTAATTCGTCTTTATGTAAAGACATTTGAGCTAGACTTATAGATATATTGCTTATTCTGCTTTGTATCTCTTTTATTTTTTCTAGCTCTACTTTTTCAATATAATTTGATTTATGTGCCATTTGTTTTATTTTAGTTATTATCTTATATATATAATCACGCATTTCTTAATGTTTTTTACTTACAGTTTCCTAAATTTGCAACCTCACCATCTTCATTCACATATATGAATCCTCCTTTTTGTGCACCATTGTCATACTTATATGTATTCGACTCAAGTGTTGTTTCTCCACTGCTATCCTCATATACAAGATCATCTATATCAGGATATGTACCAGAACCATTGTGATATGCTGTATCTTCTGTGGCCTCTAAACTACAAGCTTCGCCTGCTCCTCCTTCTTGTCCTTCAGAATTATAATTAAATGCAGTTAAGTTAGATAAACCATAAAAGTCCGACATTGCTGTAGTTGCTCCTGAAGCCTTACTAGCGTAAGTACCTAGTGTAGCATTTAAAGCTACGTTAGATAACGATACGCCAAACTCAGTTGCTATATCATTAATACTTATTTGACCAGAACTAGGTAAACCCATTATATTAATCTTTTCAAGCCATCAACTTGTTTTGATAAGTCCTTTATAGCTTCTATTAATAATGGAACTAACTTTTCATACTTAACAGCTTTGTAGCCATTGTCTCTAGTATCTACAACTTCTGGTAATACTTTTTCTATTTCTTGAGCTATTACACCTACGTCATGTCCACTGTTGCCATGGACTTCTTCTTTTTCTATCCAATCAAACTCTATACCTTGTATTTTATTTACCTTGTCTAAAGCTTTGTCAATACTTTTAATGTTATCTTTTAATCTAATATCAGAACTAGAATAAGCAACTATATCATTTGAAGCATCTATTCTACCGGTTGTATTTGATGGGTTTGAAGTGCCAACTCCTAAAGACTTTGTTAATTTAGTTCCTCCACTTCCATAAACTATAAGTCTTTGAGTACCACTATTAGTAGCAAGTCCAGCACTTAATGTAACTCCAGTTTTCACTTGAAATGCAGTTCCATCACTTCTAGTAGTACCTACACCAACTCCAGTGTTTGAGCTATTACCCCACCCATTTACAATATTACAACCAGCAAACGTGTTTTGATCTGTAGTTATAGCCAATAGAGGATTTCCTGAAGTATCAGGCATTTGTATACCACATCCTACACCTTCTAATCTTAAGTATCCACCAGTTACATGTAGCTTAGCACTTGGACTAGTGGTTCCTATACCTACGCTGCCATTGTAAAGCATAGTAATGTTTTGTCCAACATTAGCGTTTGAAACAGAGAAAGTACCTGAATCACCTTTTATGGTTATATCACTATGTGTTGTGTCTTGTAATATCAACGTTGGATTGCTAGTAGCTGTAGACATTATTGTGCCAGCAACGGTAAGTTTTTGACTTGGAGTATTAGTTCCAATACCAACATTATAAGCAGAACTAAACTTACCCATTGTAAGCATATTAGTTGTATTACCAACTGATGTAACTACGTCAAAATATGCAACTTCTCTATCGCCATCTTTTCTTCCAGCTTTTATTAATAAACCTCTATCGTTTGAACTATTAATAAGTATTGAAGTACCAGTGTTATCAGCATCAGATGTAGTACTTTGAAACCTAGCAGCTAAGTTAAAAGTACCAGATGTACCTCCAACAGCAACATGAAGTTTAGGTGTGCCTATTGTTAAGTCACCGTCACTAGGACTAGTAGTTCCAATACCTACGTTACCTCTGTCAAGAACTAAAACATCATTGTATGCTGTGCTATTATTCACCATTGAAAAGTTATACCTAACAACGCCAGCCGTTACTGTTTGTTTTAGCTGTAAATTATATGTCTCAGCATTTGGAGAGTAATACCATTTTTGAAACAAAGCATTATTACCTGTTGAAGCCGCGGCTATATCAAGAGGTGAATCTATTGAAGTAGCTCCATTTATACCTACATTACCTCTAACAATCGTGTCTCCATTAACATCCAATTTAGCTGTTGGACTAGTAGTTCCAATACCAACATTACCGGCATTTGGTTGCACAACCATTGTAGTGTCATTGTAAGCATCACCTATGTAATAATAAGTTAATGAATCTCCACCACCAAAAGCTCCAAAACCTCCTCTATTTGTTCCACTATAACCTGTAAACAAATAACCAGTAGCCCATCCACCGCTACTTCCACCTATAGCTACACTTCCAATAGCGCCTCCTGTAATTGTTACAGGTCTAACACCGGTGGCAATTATAGTAGAAGCAGAACCAGTACCGCTATTGACCGTTATTGTATCTAAAAAATTTATAGCCATTTAATTTAATTTTGTTTTATATTATCCCATTTTTTGAATTAATGCTGTTAAGCTTTGAGCCGTGCTTGTTGTAGCTACTACTGCATTAGTGCTTGTTCTATCTATAGAAGCAAATACTGTTTCTTTAGATGAAGTATCATACAACTCACAAGTAACATTGTAAGTTCCAAAGTTATGAGTAAATGTATGGGTAGTAGCATTTGAACTAGTTAATACTTTTTGTCTAGCTGCAACTTGTAATCCAACATTACTAGCAAAATCAGAACTACCATAAATACTTTGAGTAGCTACTGCTGATATTTGGCCAGTTGAACTAACAGTAAATCTTGGTACTGAAGAAGCACTACCATATATGCCTGCAGTTACACCTGTATTTTTAATAGAAACTGCACCTGCTTGTGATACATTAAAATTAGTAGCTGAAAAACTTGCTATACCAGGAACAGTTGTTGTAGCTAGCCCAATGTTATTCTGTACAGTAACCCAGTCTGTTAAAGCTGTTGGAGAATCTGAGTCTGCTATAAGTAGATCACCTACTTCAACAACCTCTGTAAAGAAGTTACCAGCAGCTGTTACTACGTATACCCAACCTTGTTTAATACTTGCTGATGGACTTGAATCAAGATCAGGCGTATTAGTAGCAGCATTATAGCCGCCTTGAAATATTAAAGCACCTGAACCAGCCGATGAAGCATCAACATAAGCTTTAGTAGCTACATCTTGAGCAGCTGTTGGATCTAATAAGTTTGTTATTTTTTTACTGTTAAAGCTTATATTAGCAGTTGGAGTACCAAAATTACTTAATGGTATATCACTCATCTTAGTCTTAACAACCTCTTGTGATGTAGTACTGTCACCATTAGTTCTAATGATATAACCTTGACCTGAAGAAGCAGTTGAAGTAGTAGCTGCATTTATAACATTGTTATATCCACCTGAGCTACCTGCATAATTAATATTATAAGTTATACTATTAGAGTTACCTGTTAAAGCTAAACCACCTGTACCAGTAGTATTTGAAGTTGTAGTTTGAAAAAACACATCATCAGTAGTACCATCACTACCTGTAAGAGTTATTTTCGCTTGCCCGCTATTTACAAGAGCTGCTGGTAGTGTATACGTTGCTCCACTTGCTGCTGGGTCTACCCAACGAGTTCCGTTATAATACTTAAATGCTTTTGCGGATCCTGAATCGAACCATATCTTACCTTCCGTTGCTGTTGGCGCAGTACTATCTACCTGTAGCTTAGCATCAAGTAATTGATTAGCGTTTAAGTCTAAGTTGTCTAAAAAATTTATTGCCATTTCGTTTAGTTTAAATACGCCTTACCTGAAAAAGGTGCGCTAAATGTTATTGTTAATTTGTTTGAATCTGTATATGTTACGTTTCCGTATTTGATAACGTTAGAGTCACTAACCACTTCTACAGAGCAAAATTTACCTAAGTTGTGAACTATGCTCCAAGTATCAGAAGGTATACTTTGAGTAAAAATAAAGTTAGCATCTGTTGGTATATTAACAACTTCAAAGTCTACTCGGTTAGTTACTGTTTGAGAAATATCTATAAAATTTCCTTTTCCTTTTAACTTTATAGTATCTACTCCTCCTTCGTTATCTGTTAACTTTAAATCTACTTCACCGCCTTGAGTACCTGTGTTAGCATCAGTAGCGGTCAATGTGTATGTAGTATTTATTAAAGTTTTTAAGTCTGTTAGCTTTAATTGCTTCGTACGTGCATCATCTGCCATATCGGAGATGATCATGCGATCATCCCCTAGTGGCGTAGTCTTTAATGGATAAGAATATATGACAGCCAAGATCTACTTATTACCTGATCTTGTTTTCATATGCTTAGTAAGAATCATGCTAGGTCCTTTGTACATAGCTGGTTTACCGTTTCCTTTAGCATATTTTCCCATGTTCATTCCTGATTGAGCACCATATTGAATTTTGCCACCCATAGATGGTCCTTTCATCCCTGCTCTCATCATAGATGTTCCCTTGCTATACATCGATGCTCCTGCTACAGTTGCTCCTGCCTTCTTGTTGACAGCCTCAGACTTAACTTCAGCTTTAGCCGACGCTGCTACTGGAGCTGCTTTTTTAGTAGCATCCTTTTTTATAACTGGTTCTCCTTTTGGCTTTGGAGCTTCTGATGGTTTTGGTGCTGGCTTAGCTGCTGGCTTAGCTTCCTTAGCTGCTTCTGCTGCTTTTTTGGCTTTTGTAGCTGTGTTCTTAGCTTTTTGCGCATCAGTTAGCTTTGTTTCTTGTACATCTACCTTTTTAGTAGATTCACCTGTCTTTTTAGCTCTAGCTAATTTTATTCTTGTTTTCTTTTTAGCCTTAGCATCTTTTCTTTTAGACCTCATTTCTTCTCTTGCTCCTTTTCTAGCAGCTTTTTTCTCTTCTCTGTTTTCTTTAACAGCGTCTTTTCTAGTTTTACGGATGTCTTTTCTTTTAGCTTTAGCTTCGTCTTTAGTAATTTCTCCTCTTAGTCTTGCAGCTCGTACTTCTTTCTTTGATGCTCTAGCTTCTTTTCTTTCAGACTTGTTTTCTTGTCGTTTAGTTTTTCTAGCTTCCTTTTTAGTTGCTCTTTTATCTTGACGAGCCTCTTTAACTTCGTTTCTTTTAGTTTTTCTTGCAGCTTGTTTTGCTTTTCTCTTAGCTTTACCCGCTTTAACAGGTTGTAAAGACTTTTTTTCTTCTCTTGTAGCTTTCTTTGTAGCTCTCTTGTCTTTTCTGTCTGCCTTCTTATCAGCTCTATCAGCTTTTCTGTCGGCCTTGTCCGCTTTTCTAGCAGTCTTAACGCTAGCTTTTGCAGATTTTTTAGCAGCTTTGATAGCAGCTTTAGCCGCTTTCTTAGCTTTTCTTCTTCTTTTTTCTAATGGTGATTCCATGTCGTATATTATTTATCTATAATCTATGTTATAGTTTGTTTTTTAATCCTATTTAGTTTATGTCGCTTATCCATCGCGTACACTATTAGTAATTCACTTGTATTTTATGTTATTTACCCTATAATAGGGTGACACTTACCTGTTATTAAGTAGCTTTAAGGGGCTAATGTCACTATATATTAGAAATATTGAAGTTGAGGGTAGCGCCACCACAATATAATGTTGTGTAAATAATAAAATGAAATATATAATTGCGGGTCCCCGTTGTTTTATATAATTTAATTGTTATATATGACATTTCTTTAATATATTATTGTGTCTATGTTATATATATTTGTACATACTAATTACGACTTACATTGGATAATATAAATGTAAATAAAAATTAATAATAATATAACTATGAAAACTTTAACTAAAAACATTGAACTAACAATATTAAAAATATCACTCGTATCATTTATTTCTACAGTAATATATATGATAGTAGAATATGGAGTAATAAATTACATATCATTTAATGGTATTTAATGTAAATAATTGAGATGACATGTGTAACACTTCTCAACTAATTTTAACTAATAAACTAAGTTACACCTTCACAAACTAAATACGACTATACTCGGATAATATATATAAATAAACTAAAATATATACTATGCAATTTAAAATAACTAATATAACATTAAAAACTTTTACATCAAATAACAAAAATTATAATAATATTAACTATACTATTTTTATTAAAAACTTAAACCAAACTTTAAATATAACTAAACAATATATAAACTTTAATATTATAAATTATCTAATTGACGACCAAAACTACTTAACAAATAAATTAAATAATCAACTAATAAACTTTATAAATAACAAATATTAATTACAAACTAAATACGACATTAACTGGATAATAATATAAACTAAACAAAATAAATATAATAACTATGAAAACTAATAACTTAACAACAAAAAGATTTGTAATCAGAAAATCATTACTCGGAACTTCAACAGTAATCACTTTCACTAACAAAAAAGATATAACTTTTACTTATGATCACGATGAAATATACTCATCATTTCAAGAAAAATTCGAGTCAATGCCTTGTTTTCAACAGTACAAATCTTATACAAATAGTAATACTGTTCCAAAATTCTGTAGAGAATTAAGTGAAATATCTTAACAAACTAAACTCTTAGTTGATAGTCATACTTTAGAGAGTATAAATATAACGAACATATGACTAAGCACATAGCCGAAATGGTTGGAAGTGAGATTCGATTTCTCACTCGGTTACAAACAAACAACGATAGTCGTTGGATAATAATATAAACTAATTAAAATAAATAACTATGTATAATTCAAATAACCCTTCAAACTGGTCTTGGTCAAAAGCTTTTGACGAAATGGCTAAAACAGTAAATCAAGCTGAACTCACTCAGCAATGTATAAACCACGTTCTCAATTATCCCGGAGAAGCTAACGGTGTCTTCATGACATTAAGTAAATCTCAACAAGATGATGTTTATGAACTACTAGATCAAGTATTATGAACAATCTAAATACTACAATCGACAAAGTAGCAATGTCAGAATTTGACATGCACTACTATCAACTCGGTGATAACGAGAAACAATGGTGTCACGATGAGATGATGAATAATCCTAAGTGGTTAGCTCCTTTTTGGAAACAAGAAGGTTATCAAAGTGAAACTGATAAGCTATGTGAAGAACTAGGAATTTTAAACTATAAAAATAATAACTAATAAACAAATAAATATGATAGATAACTATGAATTTGAAATATACTATGGTGACATTGAAGAACCACTATATTTAACTAACGATAAAAACTATATTTGCGATGAGATGAGAGATTTCATGGAAGAATTAGGAATAGTAATGGAAGAAGTAATATATAAAGTACAACTAATTACAAACTAAATACGACGAGAGATGGATAATAACAATATGAAATATATAAACACAGACAACTTAACAGCAATCAATTACGGTGATGGTAGTATCAAACTCATGATCTACAACAAACATAAATCTCCTTATGGCTATTCACCTCGCGATCTAGTTGTCTCACTGTTCGGTGTTTCAATGAAAGAATTTACGTACAACTATGTACAGTCGGAAGTAGATAAAGTCTATTCTACTTTCAACTATGATGAAATAGACGAATTACTAACTAAATTAAACAACAATGATTAAAGCAATTAAATTAATAGCGATCAAAGCGGTCGAAGAAAAAATGTTAAAAATATATGCTACTATTATGACTACTATATTCTTAGCTATATGGATACCTACAATGGCTATAGTATTAAAAGATGTATTCATGCAAGTAATATTACCAATATTTAAATAATATGAAACTAACTAACGAAGAAAAAGACGAGATTACTTGGAGAGTAGTTGACTCACTATACGAAAAACTAGCTAACGAGCTAGAATATGAACTACAAGAACATGAAAACTTTCCAGAAACTAATGATGCTTACATGAATTTATTCAATGAAATGACTGTAAAGATAGTAAAGTATATGAAAAGTGAACTATTTCAACCAATGACTAATGAAGATTTAAAATAATAATATGACAGAACAAAAAGCAATTGAAGCAATCGCTAATGATATACAGGATGGTATCTACGGTTGGACACAGAAATGTGGAACAGAGTGGCAGAAGTGGACATACTCACTAAATCTAGCTAGAAAAATATACGAAGGTGAATTAATAATAGAATTAAATGCAGATAATGAATAGAGATAGAGAGTGGGATTTTATAGATAAAGAACTACAAAAAGTAGAAGATGAAAAGTCTTTACTAGCAACTTTTGCACTAGTAGTTAAAGAACTAGCTAAAGAATACCCTAACAACCAAGAGCTAGGTGCAGAAGTAAGACAATTAATAAAAGATTACAAACTAAATACGAATACTAATGGATAATAATAACATGAAAACAATTAAATTTTACCCAAGCAACAGATCACTAATCAGATTAGACGGTCAAATGCTAAAAGGCTACACTATTAATAATATACCAGACGACTATACAAGCTGGTTCAACTACAAAGGTCTTACTTACATAACAAGTTGACAAACAACTGACGAACATGGTGCCTTACAATTTAAAATAAGGTCAGCTCATACTTAACCGGTATGGGCTTTTCGTGGTATGAAATGTAACCACAATATTCCACAAGCAAGATTAGATCTTGGCTATACTGAGTGTGTTGATTGTTCAACTGAAGAAAAACTCGGTTGTATTGACACTATCAACCATAAAACTGGCAATACTGTTCAAGTAATGTCACGTGAAGATGCAGATAAAGCTAGTAAACTTACAAAACGAGCAGGTTTTGGTATACTAAGATCTATGTCTGGTGGTTCAAGTCAACGTAAAACTAAGTATAAATACGATGGATGCTCAACTACTTATGTAGGTAACGACGTTATGTTCGAGCAAGTAGGTAAAACTTACATCGATTACTTAGATGTTGACAAAGAAATTGCAGAGCGCTATCTCGATCGAGCGCTAAACAACTTAGAAATATCTCAATTACAATATAATAAGATAAAACTACTTTGTTACAATCTAAATACGATCACTATTGGATAATATATTAAATAATATATGAATAAAATAACAAAACAACTCGAAAACTTGTACTCTTGGACACAATTCTATCAAGAAAGAGGTAATAAAGATCAAATAAGAAAGTGTCAAACTCAAATCGCCGAGTTAAAAAAGGTGTATAATCAATTAAAATCTAATAAAAATGGCAAAACAAAGAACGCTAAACGAAATTAGACAATCAAAAGAGTATCAACAAGCTGTTGAAACGCAAGAATTAAAAGGTGAAAACTTTTATAAAAACCCTTTTTCTCATGCAGATGTAGATAAAACTGTTGATCAAATAGTAGAAAATTTAGATGGTCACATATATGACTTAATATTTCAAGCAGTTTGTGATGGAATGAATAATCACTATGTGTTTGACTCAACAGAATACTTAACTGAAGCAGGTTTAGAACTATTTGAAGACGAGTGGTTCGAGTTTTATCATGAAAATCATGGTAAAATAATACATAAACTAATACAAAAACTAAAATAATGAAAAAATTTAACGGAATGGAGTCGCATCTTATAGTAGAAGCACTCAATTACTATGTAACACAAATAGAAAAAGATATATTAGAAGCGGAAAAAGAAGGTAAAAGATCAATCTTTGCACCTGGTTTCTACACTAATGTATCAAAAGAGTTAATAGATAAAGTAAAGTCTATGACTAAGAAACAAATTACAAACTAAATACGAACACTATAGGATAATATAAATATGTTATACGATAAATTAAAACCGCATATCAAAGCCAAAATGAAAGAAAATGCTGAAGAGTATCAATCTGTAAACTGGCTAATTGATAACCTTAAAACCAAAGACAATTATTCTGACTTAACTATTGAGCAAATAAGATCTATCTGTACGTTTGGCGATGTATGGTACTATGATCTTACGCAGAAAGAGTTAATATGGGGTGATTGGCTAATAAAACAATAAATATGAACGACGAAAAACTAGCTTTAGAAACACTAAAAGCACTAGGTGCTAAAGATACATCAAGCCCATCTCAAATAAAAAGAGGTACAACTTGCTTTACATTACCAACAGGCGACTGTGTATCTGAACACAAAACAGGTTATATTAGAAAAAATCTACTAAATAAAAACGGTGGGATATATACTTGTTATCAGTTAAATCCACAATATAAAACAGTTTTTAAAACAATTACTCATACAGGTAGAGTGTTTGAAACTGATAGAAACAACAGAATGTTGATATGGAACAGAGCTGAAAGATTAAAAAGACTTGTGTTATATACAATAAAGCAAATAAACAAGTCTAATGGATAATGACAAAAGAGATCTAGCGCTAATATTAGTAGCATTGGCGCTAGTTATGTTTACAATACTACTAACAATTAACTTACTAAATTAACTAATATGGAACCAAAAGAACCAACACACGAAAAAATGATAGAAGCTGTAAAAAGTTATTACGGCTTAAAAATAGATGAAAATGCTTATGATAGCGCAGATGTATACGCATTTGAAGAAACAACTGCAGACGGTTACTCTGTATATGTTGTAACACACGATATGAAAAGTATATGTGTATCTGAAGATGTGCATTATTACGACCACAGCGTAGCTGAAGCTATTATGGAAATGGTAAGATATTCTAACGGATATTGTACACTATATGCAGATCAATACTTTCTAGATGATATATACTTTGATGATAACTTACTAGAAGAATTTTCAGAAATAGCAGAGCAAATATATGAAGGAATTAGAAATGATGAAGGTGACTATGGCTTTGACATGGCAGAACTGCAATGGATAAAGGAAGAATTTACTGAATCAGAAGAGATTAATCAGACTGTTAGTTAGTTAATAGTAGTTTAGTTTCCACGTTGGCTCGTACTCAAAAGGTACGGGCTTTTCGTGGTATGAATACAATAAACATGATGAAAGCATTTATGTTACTAGGTGATCTAGATGCTACAAGTACAGAAAAGTTAAGCGACGCAAGAGTTGCTTACAAAGAAAGGATAGCTTTTGCTACAATGAGAGCTAGTATACCTGATTGGCAACCACCAAGTGATTGGAATAATTTAACTAACGGACAAAAACTAGACAGACTTGATAAGCTAAAATCAGTATGAAATATAAAGTAATCAAACAGGTTATAACACAAGATACTTTAGAATACTTGCAGTATTACACTACTGAAGCTATGTACAAAACTAAACATTGTCAAGGCGCACCAAAAGAAAATGGCTCTGGCATATATTGGGGTGGTATATGTATGGCTTCAGCTCTACCTATAGCTACAGATGAAGAAAATAAAAAGCTTTTTGACATATATACTTCTAATTTTATGTATAATATAATAACAAAGTATATTAAAAAGCCTTATTTATTCAACGATCAAATTGTAGTTAAAAACAAGGAAGTAAATATGAGGTTTGATGCTCATTATGACAATGCTTTAGGTCCTTTTCCAGATGACAAAAGCCTATTAACTATCAATTGTATGATGGTTTTAGATGATTTTACTGATGAAAATGGCACAATTGAAGTATATGATGGTAAATTTTGGATAAAATTGTATCCAAAAGCTGGTGACATTGTACTAATTGAAGGTAATACAATCCACAGATCAGAGCCAAATACAACTAAACAACCACGTAGAGCATATTTATGTATATACTCTAACAAACCTATAGGTAAAGACTTTAAAGCAGGTTTTTACCATCAAAGATTTACAAAACAAATACGATAACTAATGGATAATAATATTATGAACGATAAAGACATAAATAGACTAGCTGAATTATTATTTGAAAAAATAATGGAAAGGCAAGATAAGTTTGACAACGAATATCACGAACAAGTCGAAAGAATGATGGAGCAAGGCTTCATGCAAGATCACGGCTTAACTAATGAAGAATTTTTCATAGGCGAACTTGCAAGACTTCAAACAATACTAATGCTATACGAAGAAAAAGAAGAGTTTGAAAAAGCAGCAATAATATTAAACAAAATTAAAAAAATAGAAAAAAAGTTAAGAATAGAATGAAAGAAATAAAAGCAATGCTAGCGCATAAATACAATGAAGACAAAGCAGATTACCCTGCTTATATACAACCAAAACTAGACGGCGTACGTTGTCTATTTACTGCCAAAGGCGCGTTCTCTCGTGCTAATAACCAGTTTATGAACGTAGATCACATAACAAAAGATTTAAAGCCTGTATTTGACAGATACCCTACGCTAATTCTTGACGGCGAGCTATATAATCACGGACTAAAAGATGACTTTGAAAAGATTATATCTCTTGTAAAGAAGAAAAAACCAACAGATGATGACAAAGAAGAAGCTGCAGAACTAGTACAATATCATATATATGATGTAGCTAGCTTTCCTCATGCTACTTACACTTGGCGTATGAATTTTGTAAACTCACTTAAAAATTCAGCTATGTTTAGAACTAGCAGTTGT